GTGCACGAAATCCTCGAACAGGAACACGGCATTCGGGTCGCCTACAGCACTCTGACGCGGTTTCTTCGCGAGGTTCACCTACGAAACCCGCCCGCTTGCAAAGGGGTGTATACCTTCCAGCCCGGCGAGGAAATGCAGTTCGACACCTCGCCCCACCGAGTCCTCATCGATGGCCGCACCCAAACCCTGCAGTGTGCCGCCTTGGTGCTGGCCTACTCGCGCACCCTCTTTGCCGCCTACTATCGCCGATTCCGACGGTTCGAGGCCAAATGCTTCCTGGCCGAAGCGTTTCGCTACCTGGACGGTGCCGCGCGCACCTGTCTCATCGACAACACCTCGGTCGTCCTGGCCGCCGGCAGCGGCGCCAACGCGCAGATTTCGTCTGAAATGGCGGGCTTCGCGCGGGCCTACGGAGTCGCCTTCGCGGCCCATCGCATCAACCATCCCGAGCGCAAGGGGCGCGTCGAGAGGCCGTTCCGTTATCTGGAAACCAACTTCCTGGCAGGACGTGCGTTTGCGTCGTTGCAGGACCTCAACGCCTCGGTTCGGGATTGGTGCGATCAGGTCGCCAATCGCAAGGTCAAACGGGTACTCGGCATGTCCCCGCAGGCGGCCTACCTCATGGAGAAGCCCGGGCTTCGCGAGCTTCCGAAAGTGTGCCCGCCGGTTTACGAGTCGCTGTTTCGGATGGTCGACACGACCGGTTACATTCACGTGGAGCGCAACCGCTATTCCGTGCCCGAACGGTTGGTGGGCAAGCGGTTGGAGGTGCACCGCACCCTCTCCGAACTGAAGGTGTATTTTCGCGGGGAGTTGGTCGCCGAACACGGTCTCTGCGAGAAGCGCGACCAGCGCATCACCTTGGACGCCCATCGCCAGCGACGCTTTCTCCGGGAATCGCGCCAAGGGACCTCGGCCCAGGAGGATCTTTTACGCGGTCGCAACCCACTCCTCGACACTTACCTCGACCGCTTGAAGACACGCGTGCCCGGCCGCGGCGTCCACGCCATGAAGCGCCTGTTGCATCTGGTTCGAACCTATCCCGAAGAGGCCTTCTTCACCGCCCTCCAGCACGCCCACCATTACGGGCTCTTCGATCTGCATCGATTGGAGAAGTTGGTTCTCGACGAAGTCGCCGGGGATTACTTTCAGCTTGCGGGCGAGGAGGATTTTCAATGAGATTGAAGCTCAAGACGATCTTGGAAGATCTCAAGTTCCGGGGCATGGCTGCGGTATTGGATCGCGAACTCGACCGCGCCCAGGTCGAGGGCCTTCCCCTGGAGGATGTGCTGTACCAGTTGCTGTGCGAAGAGTCGCGTGCTCGCGCCGAGCGGGCCATGGCCTACCGCACACGCCAGGCCAAGCTACCCAGGGATTGGGCGCTGGAGAGTTTCCCGTTTGACCTGCAGCCTGGGGTCGATCGCGCGCGCATCTATTCATTGGCGACCCTGGATTTCCTCAAACGGGCGCAGAACGTCGTGTTCATCGGCACGCCGGGAACGGGCAAGACCGGTCTGGCGATTGGGTTGGCGCGCAAAGCGTTGCTCGACGGTTATCGGGTCCGTTTTTACAACGCCCAGGACATGCTCGACGATTTGTTCGCTTCCCTGGCGGACCGAAGTACCTCGCGGGTTTTGAAGTCGATGGCTTCCTACGACCTCTTGGTGATCGACGAGTTGGGTTATCTCTCGCTCAAGCCCGAACAGGTCAATGCCTTCTTCAAGTTGACCGAGATGCGTTACGGCAACAAGGCCACGATCATCACTACCAATCTCGATTACGAGAAGTGGTATCAGTTATTCAATCGCAAGCCCTTGGTGGATGCCTTGTTGGATCGACTCCGCCACCATTGCATCACGATCAAAATGAATGGGCCGTCGCTGCGAACCCCTCAGCATCCCCACCCAATCGAGGCGGCGGAAGCGGGAGGCGCTCATGACTGATCGTTCCAAGCCGAGACCCTCTGAACCGATTTGGATCATCTGGAACCTCCTCGAACAGTTGTAGGAAATCCACCGTTTGATCTGGGCGTTGTACGAGGAGCCGTTGATGGAACTGATGAACCTCCCCGAAGACCCAACTCAATTCACCGAATAATCCTCACGACAACACGATGAGAAACACAGGCCCCCACCATTGGGGGTCTTTTTTTATGCCCAGAGCCCGACTTCGCATCAACTCAGCACCCGACACGTGCGCATCGCCCGGGTCTCGTTCCCCGGGTCAAAGGTGGGTTCGTTGCCGATAGCGTCAACACACTTACTTTGGTACGGCTGCCATTCACCTTGCTGGACCTACAGTTTGGCCATGTGCTTACAGATACCGAGTTCCTCAGCGATCCGCATCACGCCCCAGTTTTGTGATGAAATTTGAGCATTACCCTAGCATCACCGGAATCGATCATGACTTTTCTCTCCAAATCAAAGTAATCCATCGAGTTTGGCCTTTCCTTCGCAGCCTTTCCCCTTCTTCTCATCAAGGAGGAGTCAGCTTTTCGTGCTGCTATTGGGTCTATTTCTCATATCGCCTAACAACACACAGAGGTCGTCGACAAACTCTACAATCCCTAGCAAATTTTCAGTGGCATTTTTCTTACAAAGGGGTAAATTAAAAAAAAGACACAACTAGCCAAAACAATCGAAAATCACCAGGAGAGCGATCATGGATGAAGCAGCCAACATTTTAATGATCACCGTTTTTTGGTTGTTAGTTATTCTCTGGATAGTTGTACCTGCAGTTACTGCTTCTCATTTTAAGGCAAGGCCGTTAATAAATAATAATAAGTCTCTTGGCCCTGTGTACTGGGGGTTTATCTTTTTATCAATCGCAATACTCCTCGACTCTATCTACTGGGCTCTCGCAAACTCTCGCAGGGTTGAATTTCTCACTCTTGATTTCGACTTTTATAACGGCTTTTATGTTTCTCTGGTAAAACTTTTGCTTCTAGCAGGGGCAGTAATGTTTGTAAGAACATTTTACAAAACACTTGAAAGGCTTGAGAATAGAGTTGAAGCATTATACTTTACTCGGTTTGCTGCTCAAAGCATTGATGCTATTGGTGTTTTGGATATAGACGGCACTGTTTTATTTTGGAATCAAGGTGCTGAGAAACTATTTGGATTTGAGTCTGCTGCTGTAGTCGGCAAATCAGTTAATAGTTTTTTAGTGCCAGACAGATACCATGAACATCTGGACAAAATATTGAATCACGTAATGTTATCAAAAAAACCAGTCCGTTTTCGGTCAAGCAGGCGAACAATTAATAGAACGGAAATTCTTGTTGATATTTCAATATCTCCGATGATTAACTCCGAGGGAACATATGAAGGCTTTTTTGGAGTAATGCGAGAGGTTCCCTTACTAGAAAAGGACTCAATTCAAACGCTGGAAGCTCTTGCAGAAAGTCTCCCTGTTCCCCTTCCCAGCAAGCTTGAATCAGATACGCAAAATAAGGAAAACACAATATTCAACCTTAAAAATATAATTGAAGAAAGGTACACAGGCTTTTTTGGAGCAAAAGTACTCTGGATGGCAATATTTACACTGGCGCCATTTATGCTAGGCTTAAAGATTGATTTTTTATCTCTGAAATTCAGCCTCGCTACGGTAGTTTATATTGTATACCATTGTTTAGGATTATATATTTGGATCAACGTTCATCAATTGAGACACTTGAATAGCCACCTGCCCGTGCACAAGAAAGAAAAAGATTACAGAAAACTTTTAAATATCCACAAGAACTTTGTCTCACACCTAGAGAAAACCGTCATTGCATTGATAATACTAACGGTATTATCAAAGGGAATGTTCACATGGGGGCATCGTGAAATAATCCTCCCTTTTCCCCCTTTTGTATATAACGTTCTTGGAGTCACCAAGCCCATAAGCGGGTCATCTATTGAAACAGAAGCAAGATCAGCTGATCTTGAAAAAGAACCATCAAAGAAGGACATAAAAACAAACAGCGAAAGTATAAAACACCAACATTCAGCAATCAGAGACCAAGTGATGCGCTTTAATCCTAAAATGATTCGAGTAGAAGGCGGAGTTATTCTTCCCCCAGAAACAGAACATAACCCATCTTATCTCCACTCGCCTCTAGAGCGTCAGCCTAAAAAAATCAACCCCTTTTTGGTTTCAGAAACAAGAATAACAAAAGAGCTTTTTCAATCTGCCATGAAAAGTTACTACATCGAAACAGGTAAGAAAAACCGATTTTCCAAGAGCTCAACATTTGCCCAGAATGATTCCCCAAATTTCAGCACAACCTGGCGAGAGTCATTGCTTTTTTGTAATAGGTTATCTGAAATGAACAATCTAGAGAAAGCGTATGAATTCAAAAAAAACAAGATCATCTTTCTTAAAGATTCAACAGGCTTTCGCTTGCTAAGTGATCATGAGTGGAGATATGCAGCGCAAATTTTTCACCCAGCACTATTTCAGGACAATCGCAATGAAAAGATCCAACTAAAATCATTTTTTAACACTAGCTCACCTCCAGTAGTTACTTCAATTAGAGCATTAACCCTAAGAGAGTTGGGGCTCTACGGAATAACCGACAACTTCCCTGAATGGATATGGAATAGTGCAATGCAAAAAAGCAAGGATGGTGAAACATATATACCTATTCCAAGTATAGAAAATTTGCAAAATGCATCCTCACAGAACCTTATTCCTCACCGAGACACCCTCCCTATATATTTATCAGAAAAACCATTTTCTGAGCGCCCGATGCATCACCGCGATGCTGGTATTCGGATCGCAAGATCCATCCCAGATAAAAATACAATCTCCAAAGAAAATCCTGAAAATTAACTGACTAGGTAAAGCACACCAGAAGGGCATCCAGGATGGAATCATTAGTCCCGACAAGAATGATCCATGCCAAGCACCCCCCATACCGATCCCAACATACTCAACTAAAGTACAGGGCCTTTTCCTCAGATTTTGGAGTTGAATCAAATTTAAGGCCGGGAGTTTGGGACGCATTTTTTGAGATTCAAACTGGGCTTGTGTCCCTTTAATAGATAAAAAAGCTGTCCTACCTCAGACACGAATACGCCATCAACCCAGGGCTTTTCCATTTTTCCTTCACCCAGCCGGCATGTGATCCCAAACTTGCCATTCTGGAACAAAAAAGGCAGCAAAGTCAGGCGCCTTTGCGTGCCATATACCTTGCCGCCCTTGTTTTAGACGCTCATATTTTTGGAATCAGTTTGAATTTAGGAGCTTTGTGAGTCGGATTTCTAACGCACCGTATCCGAATACCCCATCCTCTGGAAGTAGAGAAGCTTCTTCATCTCCAATTAGGACGCACTCAATTTCGGTATCTAAATCCTTTTCCAGGTAGGATATTCGGTAATGCTTACCTGAAATCAGGTCGGTTCGAACAAATGATGGGAGGGGCCACTTCTTGCGATCCCAAGACGGAGAAGAACCAATCACCTTCCACCCTCCATCAAAAAAACCAAGATCTCCAAAATGACCAATAAAAAAGGTATCACCTGATTGTTTTTCTTGAACTTCATCAAGAGAGGGGACTTCAGGGTATTTTTCGGGCAGGAAGTAGCCGATAATACCGCCCTTTCCATTGATTCTGGTGGCAATGCCTACACCGAAACCCGAGGTCCGTAAGGGCAAGGCAAAAAAATCGCCTTCCTTATAGGGAAGCTTTCGTCTTGGCATTATCGCTGCTCCATTTGTCGTGCCGCATCAAGGTATTCCTGTCTTCTGGAATTACGCTCGCTAATTGGGTTCTGCTTATTCATTGGCGGGTTGTACTTTTCGTGAATCACTTGTTCTCTTCCTCGTTGCTCAGGGTAGCTATCAGTTCTTTTGTCGACCTTAAACTGCAGGTCCTTTGTGTCGGGATGGCGTCTGTGCTCACCCCTTCGACGATTGAGATTCTTGCTCCGGCCAGTTCTCATGACTTGTCCGGTCTCGGGATCCTTCAACACGTAGGTTCCCCCTTTCGCAGTGTCAGCCGCGCTATCAGCTTTATCAAGAGCTTTTCCCGCATCCCCAGCGTCATCAGCCGCATTGGCGGCTTTCTTCGCATCATTCGCTTTGTCAGCAGCTCGGACAAGATCAGTTCCAGTGTCGACGATTTTTTCACCGTTGCGCAGAACTTTCAAGGCCGTTCCGGCTCCGCCAGGTACAACAGGAACCGCAGCGGCCAGACCATCGACGACCACGCCGCCTGCATCTATGGCCGCATCGAGCCAGTTGCCCTCGCGCACGTTGTAGGCGAAAGAGGCGACACCGATCCCTATGTTGAGGACATCCCAGGCGGTTTCTACCGCATTCCCATTCGGGTCGGTGCCGCTGACTGGGTTTTGATGAGTATAGGTATAGAGGTTGTAGCTGTTGGGCAAATACGGGTTGAAGTCGCGGGCACGATCCGGTTGCATGAAACATCCGGCTACAGGATCGTAGAAACGCGCACCCATGTAGATCAGCCCGTTGGGATCTTCATCGTGCCCGGTGAAGCCGTGAGCCCCCTTGTGGCGTGCCGCTTCGATCAGTGGTTGGCCGTAGGGTTCATAGGCCGCCGTAATGACTTCGTTGGTTTCACCGTTCCAGGTCACTACCGGGTTTCCGAGACGATCGCGGAAATAGTGGGTCTTCTCCACATGGATGGGCTTGCCGTTTTGGAAATCCTCCTTTTCGACATAGATGGCCTTGCCCTGGAGGGTGACGTACTGCCGCCGTTGCTTCAGTTGGTTGCCCGCGCCTGTGGCGAAGTCTTCCTCGGTGATGATCCGGCCGTCGGCGTGGCGGATGGAGTAAGTTACGGTCTGCGTGTTCTCCCGCACGGCAGCGACGCGTTGACCGAAGGCGTCGTAAAGGAAAAGCCGATCCCCTGAACCGGAGCGGTGTTCGCCATCGACCCGTCGGTCGCTCAGGACTTGGGAGATTTGGCCAGCGCGGTTGTAGCGCACTGAATGGTTCGGAGTCTGGGTCAACCGGCCTTGAACGTCGTAGGTGTAACCACCGTCCCGATGGAATCGGTTGCCCTGACCGAAGCTCGCTGAATGCGAGGCCACCGCGAGCGTGGACGTCCCCGTGTGGAAACTCATCCCCGAGCGGCTGGTCAGGTTGCCGACCTGGTCGTAGCCATAAGTGATGGCCTCGTTGTCCACGGAAAACGAATGCAACTGCCCGCGATCCGTGTAGGCGTGCCGGATCTCCGTTCGGCTGGGAAACAGGCGGTCATCGCGAGAGAACGATTCGATGAATCCCCACTCGTTGTAGGTCGTGAGGAGCCGCCGATACAGGTACTCGGGATCACCGCCATGCGGGAAGAGCTGAACCGTAACCGCTCGTCCCATCGAATCCGGCCACCAGGTGTTGAGAACCCCCATCCCCGATTCTTGACCGCGTTCGGCCACCTCAGAAAGCGCGGCCACGTCGAGCACCAGGGTTTCGTCCAATTCGGGCCTGCGTTGCTCTGCCTCAGACACGGGCTCTGTCATGCGTTGAAGCGCGGGCCCACATGCCTCGGAATCACAGCCGCCTTGGTCCCAAACCGCGCCCACCAGTTGTCCGCTGTACGGGTTGTATTGGGCTTGTTCGATCAGGTGCTCGAAGACGGGCCCCTCGGGATGGTTCGGGCCGAACCCATAGTAGACGCTTTCCGGCTGTCCGTAGTAGTGGTAGCCATAGGATTCATAGGCGCCCTCGGGATGCTGGAACCAACGCTCGCGGCCGATTTCATCGTAGGCGATGGCCAACTCATAGGAACGTTCACCGGGCATCACCTCGAAGGGAGCCCCAACACCTTCAAGGCTGGTCCCGTCCAATTGAGGCAGGGTGATCCTCATCCCCGTCAGGCGGTTGGCGTCATCGAAATCCTTGTAGGTATAGGTCACCGGCAAGCCGCCATCGGTGTACTGAACCGCCTCGGACATGCGGTTGTTGACGTCGTAAGAAAAGGTCGTCACGAGCGATTCATTGGCTTCGTTGGCTTGTCGATTCCAGGTTTCCCGGACACGGCCAAGACCGTCATAAACGAATCGAGTGACCGTCGTGGGGTTCGCGGCAGCACCTTGATACCGGTTCTCCAATAGTCCACGGCTGTTGTACGCGTAGTGGGTCGGCTCGGCGCTCTCGGGATGGGTTTCGGTCAACCGTTGTCCCAGCCAGGTGCTGACGGTGGTGCGTTCCAGCGATGCATTGCCAAAGGGTCGGACCTTGATTTCCAAGCCCTTCGTGTGTGGGAAATACTGGAAGAAGGTGCCCTGCCCATTGGTGCTCGCCATGGTCGTGCGGCCGAGGAAATCCGTTTCCTTCGTGCGTCGCAAGGCTCGGTCTATGCCGTAGGCCGTCGTGCTTTGGGAGATCACCGACCCACCATCCGCCGTTCGGGCATACGCGAAGGACGTGTCCTGAAGGATTCGAGAAGCCTGGCGCCAGGTGTGGTAAATCCGGGTGGGACGTCCGAAGACATCGTACTCGTAAGACCAATCCCCACCGAGACCGTTGGTCTTGCGCTCGATCAAGCCCAATGCGGTGTAGGTCGTGTCGCGGTTCCAAGGTTTCCAATCGATCGTGCGGATGGTTTCGCGGGTCTCCCGGCCCCAGGTGTCGAATTGCCGGAACATCACCGGAATCGTGTTGCCACTCTTGGTTCGGGTGACAATCGGAAGCGCCATCTCGGCGGTATTACGTTGCAGGGCATCGAGTCGATAGAAACGGGTCACGTAAGGATGGGTGGCTCTCGGCTGGGAGTACTCGGTGATGAGGTCGGCGGTATCCGGTTGCTCGGTTCGCGTGAGACGGCCATCCAGATCGTAGGCGTAGCTGCGGGTCACGCCATCAACGGTCTCCGTGGCCACCGAGCCGCCAGGGTTGATCGTGCGCGTGGTGTCGACGCCCTCGGGATGATCCATCCGTTGGGCCACACCGAACCGGTAGTCGTGATAGCTGGTGACCACGGTGCTGTCGCCATGGGTTTGCTGCAGGAGCAGGCCGCGAAAAGGGCCGGTTTGGTAGTAGGCGAAGGTGTCGCGCTCGCACTCGTCCCCATTGCGCCAACGGCGGATTTCCGTTGCAAAGGGGAAGATCGCGTTCTCGTACTTGTAGGTCGTGCGTCCGGTGGTTTCCATGATCGCGCCGCGTTGGAAGGTCTCCAAAACCTCGCTGGTGAGATTCAGGGCATAAGGGTCATCAAAGGTGTGGTCGTGTTCGCCAAACGCTCTGACGGCCCGATGCTCGTAGTCAAAGGATTTGCGCAATACGTGGGAACCATTGCGGGCCTGGCGGATGACCGCGGTCGGTTGCATGAAGTGGACATCGAAATGCTGGCCGTCGAGGCCCCCTTCATCGAACCATGAGTAGTGGTAATCGGTATCGAGCCAGACTTGCTCCTCGCGCTGGCTGTGACGGCGGAGCGCATGCACTTGTACCTGATCGCCACCGGCATGGCCGCCGATCGTGAGCGGTGGTGTATAGGTCCAGGTCTCTTCGTAGCTGGAATCCCGATAGGTAACGGTTCGGGTCCTGGGGCGGCCAACGACGTGGCTTTGGTCCCATGTTTGGAACAAGGTGTGGTGGATGGGCGTGTTGACGTAGCTGGTCACCCGCTCATAGGCCACCCCGCCATTGAGTTCGGTCACGGTGACATCGATCCGCCCCTCATCCCAGGAGGTGCCGCGTTCCTCATCCGAGGTCCATTGCCGGTAGTCAAAACGGTACCGGCCACCGGCATAGGAAAGTTCGCGGAGGCGCACGTACCGACGAGATCGGGTGGTAAGTACTTCACAACCATCATCTCGCGGAGCGCGGCAGTCGCTGGTATCCACCTCGACATATTGGAACAACTGTGATGCGTACTGATACCGAACGGTCCCCCCTGTCGGTAGGGTCATGGCGGTGACATAGGGTACCCGCTCGCCGATATCTTCGGTGGTGAACACCGTTTCGTGCCCCAGCGGTGTGATCACCTTGTGGAGCACCGTGAACGCCTGGCCTGCGGCCTGGACGGTCTGGTATTCGAAGGTGCGCAACAATTGAGAGCCTTGGTCGGATTCCAGAGTGACCCGCTTCAACCTGTCACCTTCGTAATGGAACTGCAAGGCTCGCCCAAAGGAATCGGCTACCCGATCGATGAGCGCCGAGTCCGGCAAGGTGCCGTCGGGATCACTGCCTCCGACGTAGGAGATCGAAAGAGTGCGTTGGTTTGGGAGCCGGATTTCGACCGGGTAGAAGCGCACGGCCGTCGCATTGTTCCAATCCGTGACGCGACGAACCGCCTGGTACTCAGTGCGCTGGCCATTGGGGTCCATTAGGAAATAGCTGTTTTGGGAAAAGCCTTCTAGGGAGGTTCCGTCCAAGGTGCGTGCCCGAGTGATCCGGCGCAACTGATCATCGATGAAGTGGATGTCGGCATGGACCGGCGCACAACCATCGGGTAGGCAGGCATCACTGGCGCCACCATTTGAGGCGTCGGCCTGAAAGACGCCATCTCGGCCGAACACGCTGACGTTGCCCGCCGTATCGACGAACCGCACGCGTTCCCAGTCGGACGAGGACGGCGTGGTGCCGTGCCCAAAGATCGCGTTGCGGGCCAAGATGTAGCCGAAGTTGAAGCTCCAACCGTAACCTAGCCCCTGGCCGGCGGGTGCCTCGTTCATCGGGCAGAGTCGGAACCCGCTCTCGTCGTCGCAATATTTTTCCTGCGGAGACTTGTAAAGGGGCTGCAGGAACATGCCGGGTACCCCGATCGGGTCGAGGGCGATGTTGAGCTTGCCGGTGAACTCGTTGACGGTCGTATGAGGGGCGGTCGTATCTGCGCCCAGGTAGTTGGCATCTGAAGAGAGTGCCACGACACCGTTCTGCGGTTCTGTTAGGGCTGGATTGCGTGAAACGGCGTTCTCTTGCTGTTCAGTCTCGGAGGCGAAGAGCGGCAGGACCAGAAGGAAAAATAAAAGGCTCGTTCGGATAGGGCGCGGGAATTGGGATGGGAACAACATCAAAGACTCCTGGGACTCGATGGACGGGTCCAAAAAAATGGTCAATGGGCGATGCTGAATGGGTGCACCGCTCGGATAGGGGCTATCGCCAAGGCAGGCCACGGCCAGGCCGCACATCGGAGCGCGGATCGCCTTGGTATGAAATGGGTTTGGTTTTCTTCTCTCAGGCTGGGGTTCTGATCGTGCGGATAGCCTGGAAACATTCAAGTTGAGGGCGAAAGGTCGAAAAGGAGAAACCAGCTATGGTTCGAAAAAGGAAGTGGAACCATCTGAAAAACGCCAGGTGTGGGCTAGGGCCATGATATCAAGTCAAAAGGACAGCCCCTGTCACCTCTACAAGACCAGGATCTCTCTCGAATCGCGGAACGGCACTGGCATTCAGAGACGTTCCACTTTGCGGAAAAAAGGCCGGGCATGACAGGAACCCGCACATCCCCGGCAAATCTTTCCATTTCCATGTCTACATTTGTCTGCTGGATGCCTGGTCAGGTTTGGGTGGTTTCGTTCCAGGCAAGGGTTCTCGTTTTGCGTAAGCCCCTGGATGAATCGCCTCAATCAGGCCGACGCGGATGGATTAGGCGGGATGGCCCAGAAAGGCGCATACCCAACGTTTGGATTGAAGTGGGCGGTCAAGGCAGAAACACCACCACGGCCGTGATGTTGTCTTTGCCGCCGAGGTCATTGGCGACTTCGATCAAATTCCTGACGACCCGGACGGGTGAAACACCGGGTTCGCCCAAGATCTCCGATAGTCGGTCATGCTGGATCATGCGATGAACGCCGTCGGAACAAAGCAGCACACGGTCACCGGGCTGGATCTTTTCCTCGACCTCTTCGATGGCCACCTTCTCTGAGCCCAGACAGAAACAAAGCTGGTTCTGCCCGAAATGGTCCTGGGCTTGTTGCGGCGTAAGCTTTCCTGAATCGAGCAGGACCTGGGTCAAGGTGTGGTCCCTGGTCAATTGCCGAAGGTCCCCATCCCGCCACAGATAGGCCCTCGAATCGCCCACGTGGCTGACGTGAAGGATTCCATCAGCGACGATAGCGCCGATGAGCGTCGCGCCCATGCCTGACCAGGCGGGGTTGGATTCGACAGCCTTCAGCAACGCCTTGTGGGAATCTTGGATCGCGCAAAACAAGATCCCAGAGCACAAGCTCGGCGCCTGGTCAAAATCGGCTTTAGGCCAGTGGATCGGCCAAACCCAACGGTCGTTCGACCTGGCGTCCGCCATGCTTCGCTGGAACTGGCGGATCGCTAGCTTACTGGCCACATCGCCCGCGTTCTCGCCGCCAAGGCCATCACTGACAGCAAAAGTGCCCAGGTCGGGGTCCATCCAAAAGCAATCCTCGTTCACCGCTCGAACTCGGCCGATATGGGTGGCCCCGAAGGCGGACAACGAACGCAGACTTGCGTTGTGCTGTAGTACTCGATTGGGCCATCTCACCAGCCAGGTGATCACCTTCATCATGCGGCGAAAGGTTCGACTCCAATGGAATCCTCCCTTTGTCATTCAACCTCTTTTCGATTTCTGCGGAAAGCGCAAGTTCCCCCTATGAGTGGGAGCAACGGAAGGGCCACGACAGCAACAGTTCAGGTCCCTTGATCCCGAGAGAGTGAACGCTCGAAGCCTCGGGTCGGAAGAACAGCGAATCATTCGTCTGTCGTGAGCAAAAAGAACAGGCCCTAAAACCGACGGCACCAGGAGGCGAACCGAAAAGGATCGACACGCCCATAGGACCGGATCGTTTTAGGGGGTAGGTTCCCGCCGGTCACTGAGAGCACCGACGAGAACCCAAGCGAACACCGGTATGAGCCCCAGAGAAGGCCCTGGGAAAATGACGTCCATACCGGATGAGCGATAGTTTTACCGGCAAAAAACCAAGCTGGCTATAGGGTAAAAAGGTGACCCCAAAACCCTAGAATCAGGCTCCTTTTGAGGATCAAGCCGTTTTATGCCAGATGTTTAAAAAGTAACCCTGTGCTGCATGTTGTGTGATATTTGTCACGGTTCCCAAGGCGACTTGAAAAGTAAAAAGCCTCCAACAGAAGCGAGTCTGGCGGAGGCTTGGAGAAGCGCGAGGCTTGAAAAAAATCAGACAATCAAATCAATTCCTGCCAGCCGGCCTTCCTCTGGTTGTGGTGAAGTATCTGCTTTCGGAAAATCATCCTGAGTCTCAGCCGCTTGAAGTGCTTGAGGAGAAAGTTCAATTTCATCAAGTTTGGGAATCTCAGAACCCACGGCACTAATTGGAGAAGTTCTACCTTCGGCTTTCAGTTGTAGTTGCTGCCCCTCTGGAGGAGTAATCCTTAATCTTGGTGGGTCATCGGCACCCGGGTCTCCCACAGGGAAAGTGTTTGACATTTCAGGGACTCCATTCTTTTACATATTCGGTGTTCGCTTGTAACATCGAGTTTGGATGCCGAGCGAGGTAGGCATCCAAGGTCCCGATGATCCAACTATACCGAATATCGTCCCCATTTTGCTTCGCGATGAGAGCTTCGGGAATCAAGGTAAAATGCCAAAGGCGGCTATCCTGCATTTCCACCGCAATTTGCTGAGCTTCCATACTAGAGAAGGATGGAGCTATGGAAAGAATTGCTTCCCATGTGGAAATATCCTTTAAAAACCAGGCGAGCTTGCGCTTGTCGCCGGTTTTTCGACATGCTTCGGCACCCAGTAAAGCCCACTGATAACCTGTCTCTGCATCTGTGGAAAGGTCGACCTGAGCACGCGCATGGCCAGCCTGAATCTTCCAGTAGCCTGGGTTTTCCTCATCTATCATGGATACAGCTTCTGCTAAAAGATCTTGATCGCGAAGTCGCCTGCCCAAACTAATCAGAATCCCGGCCCGCTGCAAATCCGTCAGACCGTCATAATCAAGTGCACTGTAAAAATACTTGTGACCCAGTTCTCGATTGCCCTCGTCCCAAAAAATCATGCCTAACAAGTGGTAACATAAAGCCCGAACCTCTGGATTGCCTGTTTTTAGAGCGTGCCACGCAAGGGATTTCGCTTCATTTCGGCGGTTATCAAAGAAAAGTAGAAAAGCTTGCTCGTACTCCTGCCTGGGTGAAGGCGATTTGTTAGATTCAGCCAGGCTGAGTGCGGCCTTTGTCCCTTTGTTTTTTCGAACATCGAAAACACCACGTCGAATAAATTCGGCTGTCCCTGCTGTAGTGATGAAAAAAATAGCAACTAATGCTATTGCTATTTTTCGAGAAAAACCACTTCTGTTTTCTCGCTCAGCTTTTACTTGGATTTTAAACAGCTCCTCCCGAGCTTCATCGTGTTTTCGTTTCCAGAATGCGGTTTCTTCTGGCATGGGCGCTGCTTCGGCATAATCTGGGTCCGTAATATCGTGGATTTGCAGGCGCCTACCCTTTTTTGGCGCTTGAACAATTAGATATGGAGGGCTTTCCAAAAGTGGATTCATCCCTTTCTCAATGCGAAGCAGCCCCTCACGCAAAAACTCCGCAACCTGCTGAGAGTCTTTATTTTTAAAATTCTTCAGTTGGTCGATTTTTTGTGACACTTCTTTAACCTCGGAGAGCTTTGAATTCTTGGTTTAGCTCTGAGAAATCCTTTGACTCGGAAGGGATTTCGTCAATCAGACCAAGATCGTATTTCCACACACTTGCCAGGGCTCCAGTTGTCATTTGACCAGTATAGGGGGATTGATATTTGACAACTTTTCCTTCAAACACAGATTTTTTCATGCGCTTTCTTAACGTTCTGACGAGTTTTTCCTCGTCCTTATTTGGGTCGTAGCCCACCGCCAAACAGTATGGTTCCCAAACCCCGGCTCTCTTTGCGCGATGGACCACATCGGTGGGTGAAACCAATTCATCGGAGGGAATACTTTCAAACAAGACTGAGTAACGATTGTGTGTTGCCATGAGTCATGTTCCGTTTCTACAGATTAATTCAAGTAGAGCAGTGTGATCTACAAGTACAGGCTGACCAGGCTGTTAATGGCACTTGTACCCAAATAAGAGAGCCCTGAAATCGTGCGGCCGGTCAGAGAAATTTTACGCACGAGTATAGCCGTCCGGCTTTTTCAGGTACAGTCTTTTGTTCGCAGCCGAAGTAGGCACCGCAACCCACTCGAACTCACATGCGCAGAGTTTGGAGGCAATTTGGCAAATTTCCTCAAATACTCAAAAAACCAAATGGCGGCGCCTTGGCGCCATCATGAGTGCTGACCCAATCATTTATTCTTTTCGATAAACGGACCCATTCGAGCGACGAAAGGCAAGACCCGAGCCGCTATTCCAGGCAACTCGGGTCATCTAAGCCTTTTAATGCGGTCTTTAGGCACCCCCATTTCTAGATTTCCATACTTTCTCCTTCAGCTCAACGTCGCCCCAATTCGATGAATTCTAGGACCGGTCAAAGCCGTACCAACCATTTCCGCCTTGTACCGGATTTCCCGGCCTGACGGATCGGCGAACGTGACGGAGTAGGTGTATTCGGTCCATTGGTGGGTGACCTGCCGAGTCTCCTCTAAGGTCATCTCCTCCCAAGACCCGCCGCCGTCGTTACTTGAGAACCAGATGATCGTGGTTCCGCTTGGGATGTTCATTTCGGCATACACCTTTGATGCCTCTATCCCTTGCGTCACGGTGTTCTCCCGAGTCACATAAGTTCCCGAACCCTCATTGAGGTAGCCCACCAGAGCCACATCGCCGAAAACCAAAGCGGGGCTTTCGCCGACCAACGCCGCAGCCCGAGTCAGCTTCGCGCGAACAAGGATTTGTGTGGCCAGGTTCGGCAATCGCTCTTCCTCGGCAGGCACCAACGCATCCCAAGTGGTTCCACCATCGAGCGAGTATTCCCAAGCGATGGATGTCCCCTCGGGAATGTGACTGAACTCATCGAGGTTCAAATTGCTCAAGCTCACACCTGTGATTGGATGGAACCAGATTTCACCGTTTGGCTCGAACGCTTGCCCGTAGATCGAGCAGCGAAGATCCGATGCGTTCAAGGGAACCCAGGATTCGGCATTGCTCGACTCCAACAATACGCCGGCCGGATATGCCTGGCTGGTGATGATCCCGCGGTCGCCCAATTGAGACATTTGGCCCAACGTCGCCACCTGCACTTGGTAGCTGCTGCTGTGGGTCAGAAGCACCACTGCATAGGACGTGTTCGCTTCGGCATAGACCGGGTCGTCGAAAGTCACCTTGGTCTCGGTTCCTGTAGTGATCTCGGAGGGAGCAACCACTTTCTCTGCGAGGATTTGGTCGTTCGGAAGACCGGTGGTGACCCCTCGAACTTGAACAGTGACCGGAATGGTCGGATCCTTCGCGGCAAACCAAACGCCGACGGCAGTGATGACTCGGTTTTGCGAAACACTGAAGGTCTGCGCCAATGGGTCCTGCTTTGAGGGTTGAAAGCGGGTTGTCCAGACACGGTCCCGAACAGAGCGCCGGACGATGCGAGTTTCTTGGAACTCGGGATCGATGACCACACGGTCGATTCGCGCGATATCGGTCGGACCGTTGATTTCCAAAGGCGCACTTGCGCCCCTTGTCCCGTCAGACACAGATACCCGCCGATTCCCTGTCGGGGCATCAACAGGAATGATAAAGCTCGCGGTCATCCGTCCCACTGCGTCCGTCATCACCCCATCCGCCACCACAATTCCCGAACACCGCACGGAGGCCGAAACATTTGGCGGAAAAAAGCTGGCAGTAACAGTCACCAAGGTCGAACCGCGACGACCCACACTCGGGGTAACCGAAAAAATAGGTGAAGGTGCTTCATATGCAGCGAAGGGGTTGATGTTCCTGGACTCGCTCCAATCCGCCTGTTCCACAAGAACCGTTTCCTCACCAGGAAGCAAGGCGAGCGACCCGTGAAGCTCAACGGTAGAACGAACGGTGTCAACTTGAAGCGCGTGGGACACCGTTGTTCGCGGTGGCGCGACCACTCGGCCGACCGTATCCACTCGGGCCGACCATTCGGGATGATACACATCGCTTTGAGACTCGTTTGAGAAATCGTCGGCGTAGATTCCCTTTTTCTGGCCCTCATCACGATGCGAAAGATCTGCGTTCATTTGGTTTTTTGCGTCGTTGTATTTGAGCTGTTCGACATCCCGAATCAGGTCGTGAATCTGGTCCATGGTGATCCGTCGCAAGCCAAAGTTTCTCGCAGTCATTGCCGCGCTGTCTGGTGGGCAATGAATCGCGGTGAGCCCTAACGCACCGTCCGGCAAAACCGGCATTTTTGGATCGTCGGAGGGCGGACCTTCCAAGCGTTTGATCGCCGACGCGGTCGCATAAAGGACGTCGATCCTTCCTTGGAAGTAATCGTAGTCCACGCTGCAATTGGAACCATGAACGGGTTTCTGCCCACGATCAGCGCGGCCGAAGTTGATCACGTCCGTATTCCCACTCTGGAGTTGTACTCGCGACATGATCGCGGGCGAGGTAGGAACGCTTAGCGGAACCTGGCTCGAAGTGTCTTCAACGCCATCGTCTTCAAACCGCGTCACACCTGGCGGAAGTTCGACCAACAGTCCGAACTGATCTGCTTCTATTGCACCTGATCCGCGATAAATTCGGTATCCGGTGGCACCGTTGACGGGCAGCCATGACAGCGCATTGATCCCGCCAACCGGAGCGGTTCGCGTGACCACATTGGCGGCGACGAAACCAGATTCCCCCTGGGAGTCGCGAACCGTCACGAGATAGTGGTAAAGGCCCGCGCCGGGATAGTCAGCCCGCCCAAACCATCCACCATCGGTATAGTCGACGTCGCGTTCCATTTGACGCGTATATGTCCAACGAACGGTGTAAGTTGTCCCGATGCCGGGTTCGCTCCCGTTTCCTGTCCAATCGACGAAGTTCCCCGACTGGTTCCAATCCGTTCCGGGCTGGAATACGGTCGCACCTTGACTCACCTCGAGAACAGTCACCACGGGGTTCGGCGAAAGAAGGTCCTCTCCGCCGGCGACACTGCCCCTCGTGACGTTTTGAGTCGTCTCGACAATCGCCTCCACCTGAACGGTTGATTTCAGGGGCACGCTGTTGAGTGGATATCGGCGGGTTGTGCCGTTGTAGGTCTTTTGCTCACCGCGCACACGCTTATCCGCCTTCGAAACCGGAACGAGGGTATGGCTCGGAAGGTCCCTTTGGAGGCGAAAGCCGCGGATATAGGCGCGTCCAGCATTCGTCATCACGGTAACATGATCGCTGTCGGCCTCACCCACTTGGGCATCGAACCCGGAAACCAGATAGCTTCCCGCTTGGTCATGGGTCCGTTCGGCCATGTTGTCCAGCAACGAATTCATCCCCTCGGCGGCCTTGAAGGACAGTTGCGATTCCGTGATCGAGGAAACGCGAATTCGGTCACCGGGTAGCGTTCCGACAAGGTCTTCCAGAACAAGTTGGTTCTTGTGCTTCACGACCAGCGTCACCGAACCATCGGCTCGGTCGAACTTGTAAACGGGCAAGATATGGCGGCCGGTCGCATGGGTCGGAAGCGAATCTCCGGACGTGTTCCTTTCGGACAATCGCAAAACCCATTTCTCACGCTCCGCGGTAGGTTCTCCGGTTGCCGGGTTGATCAAGGTCGAATCCTGGTTGAACCCATATTCGTACTTCAGAAGCTCAACCCACACATAATCGACGCCCGTGTCTTTGGCGGGATCGAAGGTGAGCGCCGCGCCAGGCACGGCCTCGATGCGCCCTTGCAGGTAAACCACACCAGGCGCCAGCGTCAGAACATGGCTCGCCTTGGTAACCGTCAGGCCGGAAATAATCGCGCCTTCGGCAAAGATAGCGTCCGCGAGTTTGCGTTGCTCATGGCTGGCCAAGGACTGGAGTTCGTTCAACTCCGAATCCAAAAGATCGCGATCCTGATGGAATCGAACCGCCTTGTAATTCTTCTCGGGATCAAACGTCTGTCTGGAAATCGACATGCACTACTCCATCAAACTTTGATGACGCCGACCAGCTCCACGCGCGTGTCGGACGTCTTGGTGAAATCGGGGATGTGTTTCAACTCATACAAATAGCCAGGGTTTTGAACCTGGCCGGTTGGATTGGTGTCGGGGTGATGGACGCCATCAAGCGCCAAGGCATCCTGGTGCCCGTCGGCATAGGTCACCGCCCCGCCGAAGAAGCCGTACTCACGGATGGTGATGCCGTTGGCTTCGTGCTCTTCGAAGCGGAAAAACACACCGATGGTCTGGGTTTGCTCGGTGGTTTCGAGGTACCGGATCCCATTGACGCGCAACACACCTTCCGGGTCTTCCTTGAGAAAGGTCCGTTTGTAGTAGCGTTTCCGCGCCCGCTCATGTCGCAGGCTGGTTTGGTCGATCTCCGGCGCCGGCGGATTGAGTGGATCGGTGAACGTGGCGTCACCGTCGCCGATGGCGCAGTGGGTCAATCCATCGATGGGATCGCCCAAAAGAAGGCGGGCAGTCAGGATCCGGCCCGCACGGGTGATGAGTCCAAGTGGCACAAAGGCTCCTTTCAGGTTTGGATCTCGTGTTCCTCATGGAGGACCACGCGGTATACGGTTTGATGGGTATCGATTCGGATGGTTCTGAAAGTCCCGATTTCGCAGGTGGTGTCGGCTTCAAGTACCAGCCTTCCAGTCACGAATTGTTGGCTGTCCAAGGCCCAGCGCCTACGCGCGCCAATGACCAAGTGGAGATCGGAAAACCGAGACTCGGGAAGCCGGACGTCGACGAGGATGTCAGCCACGAAGGGCACCATCCCTTGCTGGACCCGACAGACCAGATCGCCCACCACCTGCGTCACACCATAAACCGCCAAGCTGGTATCGATTGCTGTCGACTGGAGCCCCGACACAACCGCACGAAGGTCGACTTGCAATACGGTTGGCCGCAAAATGGTCAAAACGAGATCCGGCGCCACCGCGACAGGTCGAGACACCGACAACTGAAGATCCGAATCGATGCTGATTTGGCGTTCGGGTTCAGGAACCTCCTGTGATTGGCCCAGCATCTCGAAAGTGGATGCCGGCGCAATCGGCCGGTTCAATCGAAACCGCGGCGATCGCTTCCCAGAGCGCAGCACGGGAAGAAACCGCACGCCTGGTGACTCAGGCACGGTTCAGCCTCCCGTCGAGCGGACGCCCCTGTTGGACCGGACGCGGCGCTCTGAACGCGGGAATCCGCTGTCCCGTTTCTGTGCGGATAGGAAGAGTGACCCCTTGCTTGGTGGGCATATGGCTACTCCCGAACCGCGCAGAAACCGGCGCTGCTGAGGTTGAACACGCGGAAGGTCTCGGTCCCCTGCTGGATCACGTCCTCAGAGTCCAAGTTGGTCGACCCAACGGAATAGACCTCGATTAACTGGCCGCGAAGCTCGTTGTAGCCTTGGCTGGTGTGGGCCGTCAGCCAGGGGTACATGACCGTCAGGCCGTAGCGCTTGTCGTGATTGCTCGACCCGGCAAGGCCACCATCGGCCGCCTTACATTCACCCTGATGGCTGCTGTTGCCGCTGTAACCGTCGAACCGGTTCGTCGCATAAAACCGGCTCGGGGAGTCGTTGCTCCCCACGATCAAGGGCGCCGGATCTTCTCCGATTTTGGACCCGACCACAAACGATCTGGATACATTGGCCAGGGTCACGGTGTGGGGCGTGCTGGCCGTGTCGATCGCGGTAACCTCGACGCGTTCGATGTCGACGTTGTCTCGGATGAGGTAGGGCTTCCCGATTTCGAAATGGTTGGCGTCATCCACTTGGGCCACCACCTCGGTGCCTGTATCCAAGGTCGACTGGGCCACCGCAACCTCGCCCGACCAGAACCGGGAGATCAGGCCGGAGTATTGGCCGTAGTAGGTGGCGCCCAGCTTGGTGACGAGGAACCAGTGGTCCAGGTCGGCGAAGATCCAGTAGAGGAACGGTGTCCCGTCCGAAGTGCGAATGTAGGTGTAGCTGCTGTTGTAGGCTGGCTTGGTCCCCTGATGGCTCGCCTGGTTCCAATAGTGATAGGCGCGCACGCCCAATCGATTGGCGTTGTTGTCATCGGACACATAGAGGTAAATGTCTTCCTTTCCACTTTCGCCGGTGGCGGTCACGACGAAGTAGGGCGAGGCATCATTCTGGCTGTCGTGGAGGGTCCACCCCACGGTATCGGTCAGGTATTGACGCAGGATGGTCATTAGGTCCCGTGAGTTTTGCGCGGTGCCCGCTGTGCTGTGGTAGGCCATGGTATGTGACTCCTCTTGGCTCTGACTGGTTTGAAGGATTAGAGAATCGGACTTTCCATGGCGGTGACGCGCAGTTTGAGATCTGTCTTGTTCTGCACAGGTGTCCCGGCAGGAACGGTGATGCGCCGCCAAAAGGACAGCGAGGCGGAATAGTTTTTGGGCCCCAAATCGACACTGGCACCAGGGTCGGCGCTGTCGAGGTGCTCTTGGGAAGCGGCCAGGCGGACCCATGACGATTCATCGGTTTCGGCCGTGTCGGTGACCTGCACCTGAATCTGGCTGTAGTCATAGGCGGAATAGGCGAGGGCGCCCGCCTGATGCTCGGCTGGCTGAGTGCCGCCGTAGCCGCGTTCGATGGTGAGCGAGGAGGTGCCGCCCCCGTTCACGATGCGGAGTTGTTCGGCGCCGATGACGATCAGTTCCGTGCTCGCGAAGCCAGGCGCGGTCAGCTCTAGAACCACGTCATCGATAGACAGCGCTTGAGCCAATGTGGCCCACTCGTTCGCCAAGAACAACTGGCGATCCTTCGAATCGCCGTCGGTCCCGTTGAACACGTCCTGGTCGGGGTTGGACAGGTCGCCTTCCGACAGGGGATCGGTCAGTGCTGCGTCCATATATATATGTAGAGTCATGTGTCGCTCCTCGGTTCGGGCCAGATGGTGGCCGTGAAGGTGTTGGTTGCCGAATCAATGGTTGCCGTATCCTGGGTGGTGACATCGCGTTGCCGGAACTGCCACTCGATGGCTGGTTCCGTCATTTGGAATCCGGCTTGATTCAAGGCCATGCTCCCCAAACGCAGCGGCAGGGTTCGCTGGCGCGAAAGGCGGAGCCCTGACCGATTCAGCCGCCCTCGGTTTAGTGCAACCGGCTGGACCAAACGCTTTCGCGGGGCTCCGGTGTCGACGCGGATGGAAAACGTGGCTCGATCCTCGGTGAGCGTCCCGTTGGTCAGGGGTGCCTGGTTCAAGGTCCGCCCATTCAAGCCGAAACCGGGTCTCCGCTTCTGCCAGCGGTGAACCAGGTCGCCAGCGGATTGGATCTCGGCCCAAGTCGCCTCGGCCAGAACCGACATGAGGACGGATTGGCGACTGGTCTCGCCCTGTAGCTTGGTATTCCCCGACAGCGCATGGTGCCCGGTTCGGAAGCTCCGCGACGGCAGGGCCTGGCTCACCAGGGACAAACTTTTCGATTCGTCCTGGCTGGAACGCTCTGGATGGTTAGCCGTTGAGAGCAGATCCTTTTGCTGGAACCGTACCTCGCACCGCGCAGGAATCCAGTTAAGCCGAGCCTGGTTCAAGGCTTGACCGGCCAAGCGCATTGAGGGCTTGTCGTTGGTGAGCCGCGTTTCCTCGGTGACGACCGGGCAGCAGCTCGCAGAGCGACGTTCGCTCAACCAGAGGTTGGGCAGTTTGCGGCCTTGGTTCAGCACGGACAGGTTGGTTCGAAATCGCGTGCCGCGCGCATGCCAGTGGTTCCGACACACGGCACCGGTTTCGATTCCCTGGTGAAGCGTCGTGCTATTGGTCACCTGGACCAGTTCCCAGATCGTCTTTTGGCGGGTGAGGTGCCGGTCGCTATTGAGCGGGTTGCGGTTCACGATGAAGGTCTCGTCCAGGTCGACGAAGGCAACGCCTTGAATGAACCGTTTGAGGAATGCTTCGAAATGATGTTCGGCGGAAAGCAAGGTGCTCAACCATTGCAGATAGTACGTCGCGGTTCCGGCGGGATGGTGCGGGGCCAAGGCATCGCGGAGGCCTTGAACCTGGTTGTCGCTTTCAACGCGGTAAACACCGAGGCTGTAAATACGGCCTGGTAGCCGAGACTGGTTGATCGAGGCTCGCCGATTTAGTCGTGCTGCATCCCGGAAAGTCTCTCGGATCCGCCCTTGCCACCCAATTTGGTCCAAAGCCCGATGAATGGCGGGGACGGTGCCCTTGCGTCGATAGAATTCGACGGCCTCTCGGATATCGCGACGTTGGGCCTCGACATCCTGGGTCGCGGCGAAACGATGGCCGACCAGCTCGCCAAGCAGCGGCACGTACGAAGCGGGCGTTTTGTCCAGATCAAACTTTGCCGGTAGCTGATCGATCAGCTCCTTCAATTCGTCGAGCGTGATCCCGACGTTTTTCAGAAGCGCGGCCAGGTCGCCATGTGGGTCATTGAGCCGGTAGATGTCCGGCAGGAGTTCCCAGAGCTTTGCCTCGAAATAGGACATCAAGCACCTGCCATGGTGATTTGGACTTCACCCAACACGGGGATCTGCCCGTTTCGGATGTCCACGTCCGCGCTCGGTGAAAACAGATGGACATGGCTGACACCTCGCAGGTTGTCGATCAGCGCAACGATGTCGGACACGTGAATGTCCTGGCCGAAGCCGACCCGCTCAAACCGGAAAAAGTCGGCCAGGGCCTCTTCGACCCGCAGCTTGACCAGGTCCGGGTCCTGGCCTGCCAAGGGGATCACTTCGGCATCAATATTCACCGGCCGGTAGAACGGCTCGTACAGCGTGATCTCGGTCGTGATCAATTTGCGAGATTCGAGGAAGGCAGCGAGATCGTCCATCAAGAGTTGCGATGGCGCACCGCCACCATTCGGGGCTACTGCCAGGTTCACGGTGAAGTAGTGGTGATGGCCGCAGTCGTTCACATCCAGAATCTGGGCCTTCGCCACGCCAGGGAAGCCCTCGGCCAACGCTTGGAAATCCTCCTTGGTGACGGCCTTCCAAAGCGTTCGAAGCTCGGCAGGCGCTTGCTTCTTCGCCGACTCCAGCGTCTCACGGTTGGCCCCTCCTGTGGCGGGTTGGTGGTTGACCACGGATACACCGATCGAGGAGCCGTTGGCCCGAATGGTGTCCTGCAACTGGGTGATCAGATTGCGACCCAGGTTCCCGGCCGCACCCAGGGTTCGCAGGTAGTCGATGCCGATGGCCGTTCCAGCCGGAGGCGCCGCACCACGAATCCCGTCGCCGAAGACGACCTTGGTCGTGTCTAGTGCGTCCGTTTCGGTACGAAAGTGGCGATCCTCCCGGCCAGACTCCTGGAAGTGAAGCACCTCTGTCCAGACTTCGCCGTTGATGGTGACAGCGATGGTGTCTTGTGCGACGTCTCGGGCCGACAGGCGGTATTCCTGCCACGGCAGACCAGTCCCGACAAAGGACACCAACTCCCGCCAGCCTTGCCGCGCGGCGACGGTCGTCTGGGTTTGCCCCCGGAAAATGGTCGTGGCCTCGACGGTTTCGAAGGGAATCTGTTCCTGGTCCACGTAAGCCCGGCACCGGACCCCTTTGGGAATGACCACGTCGAAATCGAGCGGGTCCCCGAGCAGGAAGGTTAGCTCAGTCGAGGCCGCGACCGGCGCATCGAGACGGTAACTGATGAGCTTGCACAGGTTGATAATCGCCTGTCGTTGCCGCGCCGTCGGCAGAAACGCTTCTGAAATCTGGGCATCGATGTAATAAGCCAACATGTCGCCAACGCCAGCGAACAGTTCGAGCAGGACGACGCCGAGATCGGAAGGGTTGAAATCGGTCCAGCGCTCGGTGAGCTGCGGGACGCGGTCGAGCAGCTCCCGGCGCATGGACTCGTAGTCGCGATTGGTGTGGTTGAGGATTCCGGCCATGGCGGCTTCCCTCCTTGAGTTCGACCCCGAGTTCTTTGCTCGGTTGGGGACTAACTACAGATTTGGGAGGGAAGCCGGGCCACAAAAATTTGAAAAGGTCACGTCTGGCTGGGAGGCCTTCATTAGCCGTTCGGCTGTTCGGTTCGACCTTCACGATGGAACGGAAAAACCAAGTTCCCCGTCACGGGGGACTGGATCAGCCGATAGTGGATGCGTACTTGTAAGACATTGGCGTCCACCTGTTCGGGTCCGTCTTCAAACGTCACTTCGGTGATCACCACACGCTTTTCCCACTTTCGAATTGCATCTATTACATAGTGGCGGATCAAACCCTTGAGCACCGAATCATTGGGCTCAAAAACCAGCTCGTGCAAACGCGAGCCGAAGTCGGGCCGCATGAACCGTTCGCCAACTCGGGTGCCCAGGATCTGGACGATGCTCTCACGGATGCGGGCATGGTCTTGAGAGGTGACCTCCGATGTGGCCACGCCACCGGTTTTCCGATCGAAACGGAATGGGAACTTGATGCCCTTGCCGAGGAAATCGAACGACGTCATACCGGGCCCCCACATTGGTAGTAGCGATGAGGATTCTCCTCTCCGTTTTGGTCTTGTGTCGGGAAGGTGATCGCTAAGTCTTCGCCGCTGACCAAGCTCAACAGGATGTCGCCGGACTGATCGATGAATCCACGATGCTGGGATTCCAGGGCCGAGAACCCACGCCCGCCGTTGTCCACCAGGTTGACTTGGATTTCCTCGCCAATGGCCTGGATCTTCTTACCCAACTCGATCACGGTTGCCGTCGGATTGAGAAGGACAACCCGACGATCCGGGATGGAGACATCCAGCCGAAGACCCGTAGCGAAAACGATACGGAACCGCCCGTCGGCAACTTGGACCGGATGAACACCTGCCGGCAGGCCTTGGATCCAATCTGTCGCATGCGTTGCCCGCGCTTCGGGGACCAATTCGAAGACGCGGCTATCGGGAAGGGTGACCTTGCCGTCGTGCTCCGGTATCTGGTACGGAACGCCGGCGGAGTCCACGAACACGAAGTGTTCCTGGTCGGTCGTTCCCAAAAAGGTGCCGTCCGGCAGGACGAAGAGCCGCTGGCCGTTCGACAAATCACGCTGCAGGGTGCCTGCGGGCAATGACACGAACGGGTGAAAGTCCGGTTGGTCCAGTTGCTGGCTGTACTCGGCCGCCGCCTGCTGGTGGGCTTCGAGGGCAGATTCGGCTTCCTGGCGCATGGCTTCTGAGGCCGCGTGGCTCAGGTGTAGCACATGGGCCACGGGTGAGGTCGTGGTTATGTCGTAGATTGCGCCCGAGCCGGGTGAAAACGTGGCAGATCCCATCTCAAATCCCCCAATCCGGCGGGATATCGCCCCCGCCGTAAGGATCGGTGCCACCCGAACCCGGATCAAACACTTCGACTTGGATGTAACGCATGCTGTCGCCCGCCGCCGAATCGGAAACCAGAATCATGGTGGCACCCACTTGTTGGCCCAAGCGAATCCAACCGCCCTCCACCGTGGCGACGCTGCTATCCAGGCTTTGGACCACGAGGGAACCTCTCGGCGCGCCGCGCACCGTGATCGGCACGCACACGCCCTCGGCGTGGAACGACTGTCGGATGTGTTTGGGCTCGATGTCCCAATAACGAGGTACGTTGTTTTCTGGCATTTAGCATCTCCCTTATCCCGTGGTGTCGGGGCTGGCGGTCACGATAACTGCACCGCATCCCGTGGTGTCGCCCATGCGAGCGGTTGGTTTTCCTTCCGTCAGGGTCATCGAACTGCCCGAAACGATTCGGGTGAGGCCATGACCCTTTCGAGGGCATGCGTGCAGATCACCCATCCGGGCCACCGGTTTTCCGTTGACGATGGTGCCGGTCGATCCCGTGACAATGGCGCCTCCGTGATTGGTGGTGTCGCCCAGCCGGGCCACGGGTTTACCCATGACCGCGACTCCGCAGGAGCATGCTGACCACGAAGCCGATCAGTCCCCCGAACGCGCTGCCCACCGTCAACACCAAGCCGATGAGTTTCCACAACGCTTCGGTGTTCAACTTCTGGGTGAGCTCGTTTTGAATGTGATTGATGTCCTGAGCGTGCCGCCGCAGGTCCTCTTGGAGGCCCGTAACGAGCAGGGTGACGTGTTCCTTGTCGCTCTTCTTTTCCAGGCTGAGCTCGATTTTTTCTAGGCGGGCCTGGATGTCCTGTTTGTGGCCTTCGAGTATGGCGCGAAACTCGGCACGCCACTCGCCAAAGACACGAGAGAAAAAGGCTTCCGATGGTGGAGAAGTGGGGTGTGTCAACTCGATTTCCTCCTCAATTCGAATTGGCCTCTGAGTTCCAGGTGAAGGTTCCATTGAGCGTCGAGGCCGCGACGCGCCAGCGCACGCCGGATCGCTTCTTTGGCACCGTGGATTTGGGCGAGGCGATGGGTATCCGTCACCCGATTCGCATGTTTCCGGTACCGGTAAAGCGGTTTTCGGATCCGGCCGAATCGAGCGACTTCCGAGGCCCGCAAGCAGAAGTCGTAATCCTCGGCCATGGGCACGGCGTCGGTCAGACCGCCGATCTGGTCGAACAGCGATCGCCGAAAGAGCCTGAAATGAAAGGTCATGAAGGTCCGCAGCAAACCGTGGTGGGAAAAAGGCACGCGGCACCGACTGCCGATGCCGAGGACGTGGCCCTCATCGTCGATGTCGAGGTAGTCGGTGTACACGAGGCCCACATGATGGTGCCGCTCGAGGAATCGCACCGTTTCGGCCAGGGCTTCGGGCTCCAAGAGATCGTCGCTGTCGACCCAGCCGACATAATCACCCGTAGCCAGCTCCATGGCATCAGCCAAAGCAGGGATGCGACCGCGATGAGGCCGGGCCTCGAACTGAATGCGAGAATCCCGAAGGGCGAATCGCTGGGCGATCAGCGGCGACGCGTCGGTGGAGCCGTCGTCCACGATGATCAGCTCGAAATCGGGGAAGGTCTGAGCCAAAACGCTCTGCACGGCCTGGCCGAGGTAGTCCTGGCGGTTGAAGACGGTCATGACGACCGACACTTTTGGTTGCATCGATAGCCTTCCTACCCGATCAGAACTTTCTTTGTGGCACGAACCACGATGTTCCCGGTGACGCCGTCCATGATCACGGTGGAACCGGCCTTGTCGCGAAGCTGGATCTTCTCCCGGCCCGCAGTCGAGTCGATGAGCACCTCCTGCGCTCCGTTGAGCCCCCAGATATGGACCTTCTCCTTGCCGGACGTGGTGTCCAGCAGAACCTTCTGCCACCTCGTCCGCTCCCGGTCGCGCGATTCGAGGTGGATCTTCTCCTTGTCTTGGCGGGCTTCCAATAGCAGGTGCTGGCCCGACAAGTCGGTGATCTGAATTCTGGCAGTCTGGTCGTGGATGTCTGATCGAAGGTCGAGCTGGTCTCCACGTTCCGCTTCCCTCGTTTGGCGCGGTCGAGCGTTTCCCGTTTGAACAGTCCGCTTCACGGGTGACGCCATGTGGAGCATCTGACCCGCGCGATCGATGATTTTCAGGAACTCTTCCTGGTCGCGGTCATCCATCACGATGGTGTGGCCGGTTTCGGTTTTGATGAGCACCTTCCGGCGCGGGCAGTAATAGGGCGGGTGCCCGTGGTACTTCCGGTGCTCCGGCCCGTCGAACGGATGCGGGGCATGCTCCAACTTGTCCTCGCAGTCGAAGCAAGTCGGATGGCTGCAGAGCCGTGTAGCTTCCTCGGGCTGTTCGCCGGGGTTGCTCTTCGCCAACCAGACGCCCGTCCATATCGGGTATTGGACCTGCCCGCCCTCGAATTCGGCCCAGACGCTCGCCCCTTCCTCGGGCACTAGGAACGTACCGACATCGTCAAGCCCGCCATAAGCGAAGCAGGGTGAGGCCCAGTCGCTCCAATTCTCTCGGCCGGTCCCGAGCACCGCGGGTATTTCCAACCGCAAGCGGCCGAGCCGTTCGGGATCGTTGTTGTCGCGAGCGATCGCTCGGTACTTGCCGAACCATCGGTCTCGGTAGCGTTCGACATGTTGCTTGTCTTCCGTCGCAATCATTCAAGAAACCTCGAAAATGGCGCGGCCCCGAAAGACCGCGCTGAGTGGGTTACCGTTTGGGGATGATGCCCCGCAGCGCTTCACCAAGGAGGCGCTGCCCCAGTGGTTTGGGCTTTTTCTTGGGATCCGCCTTGCTCACGGCGTGGGCAAGTGCATCTTGAGCACCTTGAGACAGGCGGCGCTCCTGGACGGCCATGACGGCCTTGGCCTCTTTCAGGCCCAACGATTCGATGATGGTCACGAGGGTGTCGAGGACTTCGGCCCTGGCCCGGCCCCATGAGGTCAGTTTCACCGCGCCGATCACGGCAACGGCCAAAGAAATCAGGGCGGCCTGATACTCCTGGAGGAAATCGAGAACGTTCATGAACTCTCCTAATGGCTATGGGTTTTGTTGGGCAGCGCGTTCCGTGGTGGGACAATCCACCGAAAGCGCTGCGGGCGAATGTCTAGGTGGAGGAACTTGCGATTGAGGTAAAGGCCGATCCCGCCGCCGCGAAAGGCGGGGATCTCCAATGCGGCCTGGAATAGGGCCATGATCGGAACGCCGGGTGCGCGAATGTCGGCCGCTTGACCCTTGGTGTGGTAGCTTCTCAGCTCCCCGCCGATGTCCCGGTTGTGCGGCGGGCAGCGATACCCGCTGAGAATCACCAAGGGGCGGCCTACCTTCCCTTGGAGCGCTAAAAGGGCGTCCAGAAGTCGGCGATCGATCACCACGTCGCCGCAATGACGGCAGGCGAACCGGGATGGTTCCAAGTCGGCTGTCAGCCATGTGACATGGGCACGATCGCCAGGTCCAGGGGACGGCCAAACTCTGCTGACGGCCGTTGCAATAAGGAAAAAGAAAGGCGCGATCATCACCCCTCCCTCGGATCCTCGATGATGTCGCCGGTGTCCGCGTCCACCGTCACCATGGCTGGCGGTTTCTCCTGGGGCGTTGCCGGGCCGGCCTGCTCGTTGGGGATACCCTTGGATTTTTCAGACTTGTCCCCGGCACCGGCGCCCAGCGCATTCCTGCGAAGTCGGAGGTCGCAGGTGTACCCGCTTTCTCCGATTTGGTGGCGGATCGAGGTCACGTAATAGATTCCGCTCAGCTTTTGGCCGAGGCCACGAAGTTCGACATTGGCCTTGGCGGTCAGTTGCGGAATCCCAATGGTTTGGGCCGTGGCCTCGACTTGGCGAAGTTCGGTTTCCTTGAACTGGCTCTCGGCCGCGTCCTGGGAAGGCTCGTGGGTCGGTTTTTCATGAAGCGCTTCGGCAGATTCGAAGGTCGGCACCACGTGTCCGGTCTCCTGCTCTTTGAACCCGCCCTCGCCGGTGTTGGCGTCGACGAGATAGGTTCGCTTGCCGAGGGATGTGCGTTCCGGCGTGGTGTCGTTATTGGCCTTGTAAACGACCGGTTCTTTCTTCCTGGGATCGAGCCCGATCGTAGTGGTCTCGGTGCCCGCACCCTTTGCGCCCTGGGATCGAGCATCCACCCGGACGGATCGGAGCAAGCCCTGGCGGCTGGTGAAGTACTCCAGAACCATGGCGGGAGCCTGCTCCAGTCGGCGCGGGTGGAAGTGGAGCGTGTCATCTTGAATGAAGAAGACATAGCCGGCCGCACCATCACCATCTTGGGCCCTGGCCTTTTTGGCCAGCTCTTGAAGGAAGTGGGCGTCAGACTGGTTGCTTTGCACCACGCGAAGGTGCGGCGTCAGGGTCGGCTCGATAACCGGTGATAAGCCATTGGCCCTCGCAATGTGCTCCGCGATCTCCGAATACAAGATCCCCGGCGCGGGCTTTTGCCACACCTTCTGGTTCTCTTTGCCAGAAAGCTTGAACCCTTTGTCGAAGGCTTTCAGGCGGATTCGCGGATCGCCGTTTTCGGGGAACTCATAATCGACATCCTTGATCACCGCCTTTTTGCGCGGTGACAGGTTGTCGACGTAGCCCCAGCGGGCCACGATCTCGTTGCCTTCCTGGAATAACGGGTGGTCGACGAACTGATGGTTCCGATTCGTCACCGTCAGGGTGAGTACGTCCAGTCCCTTCTCGTTGTCCTCGAAGGTAAAAGACGTGATCTCCTGGGTAATGTCCTCGGCAAGGGTCTCGCCCTCGATTTGGATGAGGAAGGTCGGTTTGAACGGATCGATGGTCATGGTCCCCAACTCTGGCCGAAATGGCGTGTTGGGGACTAACTACAGGAAGAAAATGGTTTTCGGCTCACAAGAATCCACGATCCCAGACAAGTGCGCACAGAGACATCTAGTTCTTTGCGGAAAACACGGAAGCCTTTTCACAAGACCTATATCCCGGCTTTCGGTTTCGATGAAATTCATATGAACAGCTCAATTGCGTGCGGGCTGAATTGTTGTTGTGATTGACATTTGGGCAAAGTAACGTGTATTCTAACTAAGACTTCAAAGTGATAAAAAATCTGAATTTCTTCACCTTTTTGCAGGTAATTAATGAGCAAAAACCAAAATGGCGGTAGAAGTACATCAAAAAAATCAAAGAAAGAACCTCAGTATTCTGATTCTGAGTTGATAATTGGGCTCGTTGGCGCGATTGGTACTCCTCTGGATTTAGTCTGTGATTTAATAAAAGGTTTTTTGAAAGTGTTTCAGTATCAAGTTGAGACGATCAAAGTCTCAAATCAAATTATAGAGACTTTGACTGACGCAAAGATTCCAGATGGGGCCTTCGAGCGAGCCAATGCGTTAATGAATGAAGGGAATAAATTAAGAGAAAAATCTGGCGACAACTCGATTTTAGCACTAGCTGCAGCGGCACGAATCTACGATACTCGAGAATCCTCGGAAGATGACAACGGAGTCACTCCCAAAAAACGAACTGCGACAATAATAAACTCTCTCAAACACCATTATGAAATAGAGCGACTTAGAAATATTTACCACCCTGGCGTATTTATTTTTGGGGTATATTCTTGCGAAACAGACCGTATTCAACGCCTGATTCGCAAAGGGATGCATGAAGACCAGGCTGAAAAATTGATCCGTCGCGACGAAGCTGAGTCAAAAAAACATGGTCAACAGGTTAGAGCTGCATTTCATCTCTCAGATTTTTTTATTTCTTTTAACTCCAATTTAAATTATTTAGAGGCACAAATATCCCGGATACTCGATCTGATTTTTGGAAATCCATTTGTGACACCAACATTTGATGAGTACTCCATGTTTTTGGCCTTTTCTTCGGCATTACGCTCAGCCGACTTGTCGAGGCAGGTGGGGGCAGTTCTAACCAAAGGAACGAACATAATAGCAACAGGAGCAAATGATGTGCCAAAGGCTGATGGAGGTCTCTATTGGCCATCTTACAACGAGCAAGAGCGAATTTTTTGCGACTCTGAAGGCGGTAGAGACTACCGCCTTGGGTATGACACAAATACCACAGAGAAGAGAAAGATTATTGATAAAATCGTCAATGATGCTCCTAAAAAATCGCGAAAAAAGATAAAAAAAGCACTAAAGCAAAGTTCCGTTATGGATATAACTGAATATGGCCGAGTTGTTCATGCCGAAATGGAAGCATTACTAACCTGCAGCCGGATGGGAATTAGCACTCAGGATGCAGAAATTTTCTGCACTACTTTCCCGTGTCATAATTGTGCAAAACACATCATTTCCTCCGGAGTTCGCCGCGTCGTTTTTATAGAACCTTATCCCAAAAGCAAAGCCTTGGATTTTCACAAAGATTCAATCTCCGTCGAAAACACCCTTAATAAAGTATTGTTCGAGCCTTTTATTGGAGTTGGGCCACGGAGTTATTTCAATTTGTTTTCTTTAAATCTTGGAATTGGATACGAACTCAAGCGAAAAAACTCTAAGAATGGCCTGGCGGTCAACTGGAAACGACCAGGGGCGAAATTGAGGTTGCAATTACTGCCTATTTCGTATTTAGATCGGGAGGGGGTTGCACTGAACCGCCTTGAGAAGCTTTTGAAGAAATGAGGAGATATGATGGCGAAAAGCGGTACTTTTTTCAAAAATCTCAAGCGTTCTGGCGATAAAGTGAACAACTGGCCAGAATGGAAACGAACGGCAGTTGTTGCTCCAGGTCCATATTCGCAACCGTCAGAGAGCCGAACAACCGAGAGCAAGTCTGTGATCAGCAACACACAGACCCCCAAAGACAAAAACAGGTAATCCTGGCGAGCAAAACAGAGCGTTAGCAAGGTCTTCTACCGAATCTTTCAGCGAGGAAATAAGATCCATATGGCCTATACCATGAGCTTTTGAACCTGCAGAGGAGAAAGGCGGCCGTTGGTAATCGGGGCATTCAAGAACGGACAGAAACGTTGGTCCCAGTGCTTTTACTCAAGAAAATCCCAGACACGCTGAGTAGCGAGAACTCGTAATGTGGATCCAGTTTCTAACTTCAGCGGAAAGAAAATGTCATTGGAGTCACAAATTACCCACCATAGGTTTGCATCTCCTAAGTAAAGGTGTGCCAACGCATCGATCCGATCACCCTCCACCACCGTATGAAAACGATCATCCGCACTCGGGGGAATATCAATCAGCGAACGGAGCCCAAAAATGTCCCCATCCTTCAATCGATGCAGAATAGACATCTGATACCGCGAGCTTTTCCCAATCACAAGCGCACCTCCATTACCTCGACTGATCGCTCTATGTATTCCTCCAAGGTCAGGTCCACTTCGGCTCGCTGCGGCAGCAGGCTTTCTCGATCGAACAATTCAAAAAACCGGGCCTTGACCTGCTTCACGATGCAAACCAGGCCCGGATACAGCTGGCCGTACACCAGCATCACGCGATGTGGCGCGTTCTTGAGCATCGTTCCCGCGTGCTCTGGATAGCAAAGCGATTGCAGCCAGGCCACCTGCTGTCGCACCGGGCCCTTGAAGAGCTGAATTTTCACCGAGATACGGCGCGCTTCACCTGCCACAAACTGATACCGTGGGTGCGACATCCCCGGTATCCGAATGGTCGCGTAGGCCGTGCTCTTTTCATCGACAATCTCGTTCGGATTGAACTGAAACGCTAGCCGCTCGCTCGTATCAATATCCACCAAAAATGCTTGCTGTTCTTTCGTGTCCCAAGTCATCAAAACGTCTCGTAATTCTTGATTTTTTGGTCCCGTATGTCGCGATAGACCGCCTCGGCGATTTCGCGACCGTCCAATTCTGTTTTCACGATGATGTCGATCGGCCGAGCGGCCAATTCCTCGTTCTTTTGCGCAAGCTGATCCATGAAGGGCCTGATCGTTTGGGCGATGATGCTCGCCTCGGCGACTTGGTCTTGGTTTGGTCTCGCTCCTTGTCGCGATTGAAACAAGAGCCGCTGCCGATCCACTGGAATAGCCGCGTCGATCGTCCGCTGGAATCCAGGCACTTCTTCAAAAGCAGCCATGATGGGGTCAACCATTTGGACTGCGTGATACAGGTGCTCAACCGAGGAAACGACTTGGTGGGCAACCCACGCCACGCCGCGATAGGCTTCCTGTGTCGGTGAAAGCCCTATTCTCGTGACGGCGATTCGATTCGCGGTTCGGGTTTGGTTAGCTGCCAAGGATTGCTCGCTCGCGGAAGCGTTCAGACCCACGACCAATCGGATTGGCTGGTGCGGGGCATCCATTCCAGTCAATTCTTGGTGGGGCACGCCAAGAGAGGCGGTGCCGACATTTGTAGCTGGGACCGCAACACGAACGCCAACTGACGTTGTGTCGGTTTGTCGATAGCTTTGGTTTGGGTCGGAAATCGCGGGGACAATCGCGCGAGGCACGTACCGCCACGTATTCTGCTGATTGTCCAGTATCCGCTGATGAACGATCAGACCTGGCTCTGGTCGAGAAACCACTTGCCCATCGTGAGCGATCGCGCCCTGGAAGGCTGGTGACGCAGAGCTGGGACCCGTTTTCTGAATCGAGGCCATGGCCTGGCTTGTGCCCACAACCGTTTGGCCCTTTTCGAAAACACCAGGACGAGCATACACGCGATGCCTGTCGCGCCCCGAGTCCATCTGTAGGACGGGTTGATCGATGGTGGGGGCCGGTTGGCTCGAGCGGTAAGTGGCGGTCGTTCCGGTCATTGGAGCCAGTCTCTGATGTGCGATCATCGTTTGGGGTTTGGCCGCACGCCACGACGCCCCCTGGACCTGAACCCGCACGGGTTCATTTTGTTGAATCTGCTGAACCGGGAACCCACCCACTCCGACGGCTGCCGCCGGTAAGGGGCCTGCCAGGATTGGCGAAAGGGCCATCGCGCCGACCGCGACTGGCCTGATCCCGTATTGGTAAGCTCCTCCAGCCTTTTGGGCCGAAAACTGGAGCGCTGCTTTGAGCCGCTTCACCAGGAGGCCGACCATGGCTTCCCAAGCCCTACCAAACGTCTCAATGAAGGTGTCTCGCAGCCGGAGCGTGAACGGTTTGCGGGCCTCCTGGAGAACCGTCCGAAAGCGTTGGGTGACTGCACCGAATCCCGATTGCAATTGATCGCGAAGGGCGCGCGCCGTTTCAATGGCCCGCTGCGCGCTTGGGGTCAGAGTAGACGCCATCCCGGCTTTCGCTTTGGCCACCATTCTCTCCCCAGATGTCCAGATTTTTTCCAGGAAACGTTGTGGCCAAATCATAGATGTTGCCGGCGAGTCCACACCGACGATTTCAGGTGTCTTCTGATGGGATGCCGCCTGAGCCTGTTCGATGCCCACCTTCGGTTCGGACGCCTTCTCTTTTCCAAACCACGACAGCATGCTGCGCAACTTGGCCAAACCCTTTTTCACCTGCTGAATGGGAGCGGTCATCGCTGACCAGATCCCTTTGGCCAAGGACAGAATCCATTCCTTCCCGGCGTTGAAAAAGGCCCGCTTCTTTTCCTGCAGGACCTTGGACAAGTCCAGCAACTGGGAGAACACGCGAATCAAGGGTGTGTTCTTCAAGCCGTTCCAAATGGTTTCCCCCAGTCCTTCCCACATTTGGACCGTGTTGGCGAAGCTGTTTCTCAAAGCCCGCCATAAACCCCGTGCAGCATCGGCAACCCAGCGAAACGGGGTCCCGAGAAAGTCCCAGATGGCCTTACCAATCGCTTTCCAGAAGCCGAGTACCGACGTGCCACCTGTGAGCATGTCCCACATGGCCAGGCCCATGCGGCCCAGCATTCGAAACGCCTGGACGACCAGGCGCAATGGCAGGAAGTAGGTGTAGATCGCCTTCACCCCCGCGACCATGCCCTTGACGATGGATTTGCCGAGCCACACAAAGGCCTTGACCACGTAGCCGACCAGCTTGATCAAGAAGGCAATGGGGTAAATGATCACCTTCAGAAGAAAGGCACCGACTTGGACCAGCAGGCCTAGGACCATACCGAGCCCTTCACCGAGGCCATAGAAAGCCTTCCCGTTGGCCGAACTCGAAACGATGCCAATCACCTCCAAGATCGACCACCCGGCCTTGTAGAGATCCACAAAGGCGGTAACCAGCGCTTTAACGGCCGGGCCCAGGATCGCGCCCGCTCTCGAAAAGGCGTGGGTAATGGCTGCATGGAATCCTGCAAAGAACTGGCGGACCCGGTAATAGATCTTGAAGACGCCTACTACGAAGCCCATGAGTCCGGACGCTTTCAGCTTCTGGGCGAGTTCGGCGGACATTTCGCCCGCGCTGCCCCGCAGGGATCGAATCAACGTTCGGATGCCCCGAAAGGCGAGTCGAACCCGCGCAAAAGCACCTTCGACCATTTCGCGAATGCCGCCGAAGTTGGTGTCCCATGCCTTTTTCAATAAATAGATGGCCGCCACAACACCAGCAATCGTTGCCGTCACCGGCAAGAATGCCGAAGCGATGGCCGACCCGGCCCCGGCCAAGGCGGCACCAAACCCGGCGATTCCTGCTTTGATGGCGGGCATCGCCAGGCCCACCGCGCCGATCGATGCCACGATGCCACCGACTACAACCAGGAACGCCCCAAGCGCGGTAATCAGGGCAAGGACGCCACCGGTCAATCCAGGCACCGCCTTCGCCATCGATTGAAGCCCCATGATGATGCTGGACACCGCCTTCAAGACAGGGGTGACGATGGGGAGCAGGGTCCGCCCGAGAATCTCCATGAGGTTGGCAATCTGTTGGCGGATCACCTCGAAACTGGCCCCGATGTCCTGGTTCATCGCCCGAGCCATCTTTTCGGTGACCACGGTGCCAGTCTCCATCGCCTGGCGGACGCTCTGGATGTTGGTTTTCAGACCGTCCAGCCCCTGACTCATTTGGAGCAAGAACTTCACGGCTTCGTCGGATCCGAACGCCTTCTTGATCTCGACCTGTGTGGCCGCCTGGCTGAAGTCGGGGAATTCCTTGCGGAGCACTTCCAACATGGGAATGATGCCCTTGAGCCTCCCGTCGGCCCCGACCATGGAGACGCCCAGCTTATCACCCGCTTCGGCGGCCTTCATGATGAAAGCCTTGTAGAGCGTACCCGCTTCAGAGCCAGGCATCGTCGTCTGTAACTGGCCAAGAATCGCCAATTGCTCTTCCATGGGCACGTTGGCACTGGCCGCGACCGCGCCGATATTCTTGATTGCGTCGGCCATTTGCTTGCCGTTCGTTTTGAAGCTGGCCACGGTTTGGGCCATGCCGCCGGCGAAGGTCCGGGCCCATTCCATGTCGGACATGTCCTTCATCAGCGGCTTGAAGATCCCATAGGACGTCGTGAAGGTCCCCACCATTTCGTCGGTTGTGGCCTTCGTTGCCTTCGCCGCAAGGGCGGCCATCGCGGTGAAGGTGCCGACCGCCTCATCGGAGAGATTCGCCAGTGCGCTGCGCACGTCGTACGCGCTCGTGATGAACTGCGCCTTAGTGGTCCCCGCCCAAGCGTTGGTGAACGACTCGGCGGCATTCTCCAAGGCCCGCAAGTCTTTGACGCCCAGGGAGGCCAGCTCCCCGAGCGCCCTATGGGTTTCAGCGGTCGCCGAAAGCAAAGCGATGGGTGTCGCCAACAAGGCGAGCCCCGCGCCAGCCATCATCGTGCCCTTTTGGATGCGCTCCAGGTTCCGCGTCATTCTCTCGCTTGTGCGCGCCACGGTCCCGTCCAACTTCTCCATGGCATGCTCAACTTTGCCGGAGTTCCGGGACAACATGTCTTTCAGGGACACCACAATGCCAAGCCCGAGATCCATCATCGCCTCGCTTTTTCGGCTTCCCGCCGCTCGAATTCCAGTTGCCGTTCAAGGGCTTCCACGAACTCCTGTCGCCGCCGAATCGGAAGATGGCGAATGTCGTGGAAGCCCCAATGGAGCCCCCCGTATGCGAGGAAGAATGCGTCGTTTACAAGGCGGCTCCGGGAAACAAAAAACCCGGTTCCGCTTCGAGCCGAGTGCGCAACCGCTCGCCGCAGGCCTCGCAATCCACAGTGATCGCGGTGTCGATCCCGGCGTTGACACGGTCCATTTCAGCGCGAAGGGCTTGGCGATCGCGAAGGCTCATGTCCTGCATGACCCTTTTGGACGGCGGCTTCCCGTCGATGTCGATGATGCGCATCGTCATGGCGGACGCGATCGATGGCTCTTTCAAGGTCGCCAACCGCTTTTCCATGTGGCCGTCCAAGTACCGGAACCTCACTGTTCGATTTGATGACGGCAAGGTGAACTCGAACTCGCGGGCGTCACCATAGGGCTTGGTTTCAAGCGCGCCGAGATCCACGGTGAAAGGGTTGGCCTCCCGACAGGTCGGGTTGGTACACACCAGCTCGAGTTCCACTTCGCTGCCAAGAGACACACGACGAAGCTCGACCAGCAGGGCCAACCGATCACCCGACAGCAGGTCAAGCACGTCGTTCATCGTCGGGGAGTCGTTGTCCCCAAGGCGCACAAGGCAGTTCTTCAACACTTGATTGATCGCCGAGCCGTTGCGGATCAGGCGCTGGTTGGTGAGAATTTCCTCTTCGGCGCCGGTCATTTCCCGGATTTCGGCCTCCAGGCCGCAGGGCAATTCAAAGGTAAACAACCAAATCTCCTTTAGGTCCAGTATTGGTAGGTGATGACCAGCTTTTCGAGGGTGTTTTCCGAGCTGGAGCCGTCCAGCTCGTCGTATTCAAGGGACTTGATCCAAGCACCGTGCAATGTCCAGCGCCGGGTTTCTGAGCCGGTTCGATCGTACTGGACCAGATCCACGTCGCGCATGTAGTCGCTTGGCAGTTTGCTGACACCGGCATTGACGTCGACGATCTTCTTGACCCAGTCGCGCGCGGCCTCGTCGCTGCCGTCTTGGAAGATCCCTTTTTCGAGGTTGACGTCCTCGAACTTGGCGCGGCCCGCGACCTTTTGGTCGAACATGGACCCGCCAGGCGAGAAGGTGGTCTCGTCGAACTCGGTCTTGGGCAAGCTCGCCTTCTTGAACAGGGCCACGTCGAACCCGTTGATTTCGATGGCGAACTGCCAATTCTGGTACAAGGACTTGGGCATGGTTCCCGCGTGTTCCATAGGGTTACCTCCTGTTGGTCTCAGCGAAGATTTCGTCGAAGCTGGCGCCGGTTGTGATCAACACGAAATTCAACTCCACGAATTCAGCGGTTTTGGTGGGCTTGACGAAGACGCGGGCTCGCATCTCGTTCCGGTCAATGACGGCCGGCGTGTTGGTCTCCTCGTCGCACTGGACGCGAAACTCATACAGGCCGCCGTTCTGTTGGATGTCCAAAAGAAACGGATTTAACAGGCGAAGCAAAGCCCGCCAGGTCTGCGGATGATTCGGTTCGAAGATGACAAACCGCGAACTCTCGCCGATGGCCTCTTCCATGTACATCATGAGGCGACGCACATTGATCCGATCCAGGGCCGAAGGTTGGAGAGTCAAGGTCCTTTGGCCCCAAATCACGACGCCCGTGTCCGGGTTGGCCACAATCGAATTGATCCCTTCCGGGTAAAGTGCGTCCATGTCGCCGCGCGAAACGCGATAGCCGACATTCAGCACGTTGAAAATCCGACCGCGCTCCGTGCCAGCGGGCGCCGACCAGACATTGGTTTTCTGATCGCTGCGGGCAATGCAGCCGCAAACCGCGCCGCTCGGAGGAATCAACTTCTTTTTGCTGGTCAGCGGATCGCTGATTTGCAGCCAGGGATAGTAGACGGCCCCATAGGTCGAATTGAACGCTGTGTGCGTGTAGCCGCCTTGACCTTTCCGCCACTGGATCACTTCCAGAGGTTCCAGGTGCAGCGGTGCGTCGGCGATGAACAACAGGTCTTTGCGGTTCTCGGCGTAGGTGATGCCGGCTTGAATGACGGGCGCCGTGGTCACGCCGGGCACCGCCACCAGATTGAGCGCATCGATTTCGTCAAAGGCGCGAATGCCGGAGTGGGCTGCCGCATCACCGATGAAGTCTTGGTCATTCAGACCGGCCAGGCCGTCATCACCACCGGACAGTACGAATTCACCGATACCGGGCCGGTCGTCGGGATAGCCGGATCCATTGCCCAGATCCCGGACCCGGATGAACTCCGAAGCCTCGTTCACAACCGCTTCGACATGGTCGCGGGAGGATTCGTCCATGCTCAGGTCGCGGTGAACTTCGACGATGCGGTTCTGATAGCGGACGATGAGGTTGAATCGGTCCGTAGGCTGTCGCGTGCTGTCTACAGTGTAGACGGTCAGGTCATTACCCCATGTCCCTTCATTGATGGCGGTAACTTCCAAGGTGGCTTGGCCGTTTGTTCCGCCGGCCAGCGGGGTTTCTGTCACAGGCGTGACAAAACCCGTGTCCTCGGATCGAAGGGTGACCAGAGCCGAGGCCTCGCTGTCCGTATCGATGGCCGCCACAATCTCATTGGCCGTGCTGGTGGCGGTCCCTGCCGAATCGGTTGCCAAGTGGACACGAATCACGTTGCCGGCGACTTCGACGGAAAGCGGTGTGTCGATCCCGCTTGCGTCAAGCACCACCGAAAGGACGTTGCCCGAAGTACCGGCTTCCCGGGCTTGCCAGGTGATGCGGTCGGTCCCGGCCTGGCCGGTTTCGAGCGAGGCGGTCACACCGCGCCGGTCCAGCAGCGTGTGGGATGCCGAGACCGCGGTGAGCGATTGTCGATCCATGGGATCGGTTAGGTGCGCCACGCGGTTGACGTACAAGGTTCTTCCGCCATTATCGAAAAAGGCCCTGGCCGCGTAGGCAAGGTATCCGGCCTGGATGTAGCCGCCGTAGCGGTTGGCGAACTGCTCCCAGCTCGTTACCAGTGAGGGAGAATTGATGGGCACGCGTTCGGCGACACCGACCATGGCCGCGCTGGATGTGGAGATCTGTTTGACGTAGAAGGAAAAATCCGTTTCCTTCGTGTAAATGCCGGGCGAAAGATAGGTCGTCATGCGCGGGGCTTCCTTTTTCTTCTGGTGGGTTTGGGTTTCGAATTGGCAGACTGGGTTCCGGCCTTGGTTTCCATGTGGATCAGGCCACGCTTTTCGGCTGCCAGGAGATCATGTGAGATCTGGTTATCGGGAACTTCCTGTGTCTCTCTTGGTTGAAGATGAAGGCTCTGACCTCCAGTCAGCGGGATCGCAAGCGGTTGAAACAACAGGTTTTTGATGGCTATCAAGGCGACTCCTCAGGTTGAGATGTGAACCGACGGTCTTCGACCAGGCCACCCCGGAATTCGAAGTGGCGGTCGACGATCAGTCGTCCTTCCTCGACGGCGTTCCCGTAGATCGGGCAATCCTCGATGCGAAGGCGACCGGCACTTTGCTTGAGATTGGAGAGGTTGACCCGCCGCAGACTTCCCATTGGCACCAGCTCGGTCAGGTTCAACGCGCCGCGATCCTCGATGGCGAGGACCGGGTGGTCGAGATAGAAGCGCGTGATCTTCGCCTGGAGATCCAGCAACTGGGCATCGTTGGCCGTGGTCGCGACGATATCGAAGTCCAGGTGGTAGAGCCTCGGCGCGGGCCAGCGCTCATAGGTCAGCCGGTCGAGATCCTTGCAGACTTCGAAGGCTTGGACCCGACGGCACCGGTTCTCGGCCAAGGCCGGGCCCTGAAGGATCAGGCTCGGCGGGCTTTTGATTTCGTGGACGTCGTCGAGAGGCACCAGCACGGCCCGTTCATGGACCTCTCGCTGGAACAGGCGGATCAGGGCTTCGACGATGTCGCGTAGGGTTTCCACGGCGTCCTCCAACCTCGGTGGGTTGAGGACTAACTACAGAAAGCCGAAGGAAAACGGGTCGATTTTGATGGATTTATCGAAAATTATTTTTCAAGCTCATGCACTCAATGCAAACCCTAATAGCGCGCAATCGGTAAAAGAGCCCCCATCCTAATATCGCACCCGCCGCGGAGACCATGAGAGCCACTTCACCATGGGGTAAGATTTATGTGGGCTCAGACTTTAGAAAACAAGGAGGGGGGCAAAAAAAACATATCAAGAACGACGCACTGATACAGCATTAATCTATATCGAATATCCAGCCTTTCTTCTAAAATCACACAATGTTAAAACTTCAAAAAGCGAAAATAATTTTTGTTCAACCACTTGATCACTGGGCCAGTACAGTACTGCAGATTTCCCTTTCTGGCTTGCAATTACACAATAGGCGAGAATTTCTTGTCCAATTTGAGTGGAATCCATTTCCTCTGGAAGATTTTTTAGGATTTCAGCAAATAATTTGCCAATAATTCCCGAAGAAATCGAATGATCAAAGAGAAGCTCTCGAAAAAAATCAGCAAAAAGAACTCCCACCTTCTTTCTAATGGCTCCATTCGCAGAGGATAAAATATAAGGTAGGTTCAATTTACTAATATTGTCAAAATTTAACTCGACAATTCGTCTCATTCCAAATATTGCCCTTTTAATTTCTGATTCACCAAGAGGTAGAGGGGCAAAACGAAATCGAGACAATAACTGAAAAAAATCAAGATACTGTTCAAAGGATATTAAACCTGCAGTGAGCATTTCGGTAATAAGCCCAAGAGAAGAGGTGTAATCGGGAATGGGTTTGCCTGTTTCCATGTGATTAAGGTGAAGGTAATAAAAATCATCGGTTAGAATGCAGCATCCTTCTTTTTGGGCCAAAATTGTTGCATCTGCAAACTCTGGAAGTATTTCTTTTTCTGAAAAAAAATCCGACCTATTAGCATCGGAAATGAAAACGACCCTCTCGTGAGTGCTCTGGATTTTCTGGATAGCCTTAGTGATCTGATCCTTGTTAGCTCTTCTATCTTCGGAGCTAATAACTGTCAACAAAAGCTGATCATTTCGAAGACCAAGAAAACCTCTAGAATTGGCTCTATCCTCGTATCGATCGACAATTTGAGCTAATAAATTGACAACGGATTGCGGAACTCTCATACCAGGGAAAGAATCGCACACCTTATCCAATAGACCTGAAATCACCAGAAAAAATGCCGATGTTCCATCAAGGAAAAAGGAGCGCTTTTCCTCAATTAACTTTCTCGCTGTGCAAAGTTGATTTTGATACTCTTGAATACCGCCTGCTCTAAAACGTATGCTACCTCTTCCTTCGCTCGCTATTCTCTGAACTGCAGAAAGGATTCCTCCTTCATGTGTTGCTAATGCAGCAAAAGGCCAATTGTTGTTACAATATTGGTGAAAATACTCTGCACCATGATTCCTTTCTTCTTTCAGTACGGAAATTAGATTCCCAAAGTCAAATCCTTTGCTATCTTTTTTAACAGGAATTGAGACAACCCCTGGAATCAAATCTTGATTTATTGCATGACCAATCTTTTGGAAAACATACCAAAACGCATAGTTCTTAAAGCAAAAAATCCGTTCTATTTCTAGTGTTTCAGAGGAGAACTTTCTCGAAAATATGAATGGAACATTGGGTCTTTGTCCTAAGTAAACCTTGTACCTTGAAGATTTCTTAGGGACCGGAACAGCTTCAAGCAGAGAAGATTCGCTCATCACATACCACTTGTCACTGTCTTTAAATTTTACAAACGAGTCAGGAGTAACCACTTCAAGCGAGCTATTTGAAAGACACTCAGATTCTCCTAATTCAAATACGACTACCTGGAATACGCTATTACAATCCTCAAGGGAGAGGAGGCCTTTTTCCTTTATCGCCTTGAGTATGGTTTCAGTTGCTGCTTTTGGGTTATTACTTTTTATTTCTGCAATAGCTTTGGTGTTCAAGAGAAAATCAAAACTTGAGTCATAGCCAGAAAAGCGCTCGAGCAGATCTAGGGCTCTGTCAAAAAAACGAGACTCCACTTTCCCTTGGCACAGGCATGATTGAAGAGTTGCCCAAAGCACACGCCTAACCTCCTCTTTGGTAAGAACGTTTTCCTCTAGACAAGCCAGAAGAAGCTCTTCTCCTAAGAGGATGACTTTAAGGTATTGTTGCGATGAATAATACAGATAGATTAACCTGTATTTAATTGACCATAGCTTTTCAGAGTCCCATTCTTCCCCTAGAAGTTTCTCCAGTAAGAAAATCTCAATATCCCACGCCTTCTTGTCTCTCACAGCCTTGAGCAAATAGTTTTTATGGTAGTAGCTCAGGGTATCTAAACAGATATTTTGCAGAAACTTTAACGTCTCTTCATAACAACCCTCGTCCACAGACAAAATGAGGGAAATAGCACCCTTTGGATGATCAGGCAAGTCAGGAAGTTTTGAATACAAATATCTACGAAACTCAGGAAACCGTTTAACGCCCAGCGCCAGATGGTAAGCGAAATCTAAATCGTTTCGGAGCTCTTCCAGGGCCCCCTCAAAGCGTTTCTCCTCAATATTCTCCAGGAGAGATAGTAACTGCCTTTGCTGAGTATTTATGAAGTATTCTTTGATTTCGCTCATGGAAATATTCGAAGACAAAAACAGTAATAACAATTGTTTTTGCAGAAACAATGGCGGAGAAAACGAAGATGCCTCAAGAAAAGCCAATAGCTCGCTTAGTATCTTTTTTGACAACTCAGCTACTTGCAAATTTTTAGTCAGAATAATTGCTATCTGGTAATCAAAATAGCATTTCATAACGAGTGAAATCGCATGAGAAGACTTATTAATAATTTGCTCATAGTCCCTTGTCTCTAAGTCATTCTGAATTGATAAGTATTGCAAAAGAACCCTGTCCCTCGGAGAGAGAGGGCCAAATTGACTAAAGTGATCATAAACAAGTTTAGATTTTTCCTGTAGCTCTTTATTAATCTCTGCTCTCTTCTGAGGATCCTGGGCTCGATTCCCCCTAGAATGCAAAATACACAACGCCCCCAAGTGAGCAGCCAGATCGTCTTGGTCATTGTTTTCTACAAACCTCATCCATTTATCTGCCTCTTCAAACCTTCCCAAATAATCACAAGCATAGGATAATGTCACACTTACAAACGGCGGTGAGTAATCGGCTCTTTTGTACAAGTAGTTCAGGTTTTCATCCGTCACCTCACCATTAGACAACATAATACACTCAAGCTCGAGGCAATAAGCTCTTATGCTGCCCTGGTCGATATGTTTGGCTTGGTTTAATTTTTCTTCAAATCCAGCAAAGTCTCGGCAGCTCAAACTTAGATCCATGAGGATGCAAAGGAAATCTATATCTTCTGGTTTTCCAAGCAGTAGGTGCTGGCATTTTTCTTTTACTTCTGGGATTCGTTCTAAGGAAATTAAACACCTACATTCCAGAACCCTTTGCTGATGCAACAAATGATCATCATTCAGTATATGTAACCCAATTTCATTTGCTTGCAACAAGCCATAGGCGCTTTCACCTTGCCCTTTTTTCAATAAATCTTTGACCTGATCAAAAATATTTGTAACGATCTCCACTGCTCTTCTACTGTCAATATCAAAATCAAGTCGAAGCAAAGACTCTTGACCTAACTTTAAAAACAGCCTTTCAAAATCTCTAGCAAGAACTATATCAAATAAAACATCTGGATTTTCTCTTTTTAGTTCTATGCGTGCCTTTTCCAGGGGAAGTGAAGACCCATGATATTTATCGTTAAATACAAGATAATACGTTTTTACATTGTCAAATTCACCCCAGGTTGCTTTCAGAGTTTTAAAATTGTCTTTAAACTTTTTGGCAGCATCGGTGTCTTTAAACTGTGGCTGACGAGGAGAGTAAACCTGATAGTATTCGCCTACGCTAGGTCGATATCCATCATTCCCACCATCTCCAAGGTTTCCATGAGGCCTTATCTTCCGAAAGTCATCATATACCTCCTCCATTACCTCTTCAAAAAAACTTTGAAATTCAATAGCATTTTGCTTATAACACCGCATTTTAAACTGAAGTAGTAGATATCCTTTATCCTTCCACGCTAAATCCATCTTGCCCCTCCCCATTTCAAATGGCAAGCTCGCTCCCTTTCCCCGAGACTAAAAGTGCCCCATTTTTTTGCGACGATATTTTCCACCGATAACAACTAGTAGATTCTCACGGAAATCGCCTTATTTCTCTTTCTGTAACTCAGCAATCGGAATGGGGCTGGGTCTCCGTGTATTCTTCAATAATCATGTACTTGCCATTTTCACCGAGGCGCACCCGGATGAAGAATCCCGAGTCGGTGTAGCATCTCAGCGTGGAGAACCGCTCCGCTTTGATCGTCGGGATGGCCCCTTTGATCTCGATGCCGGTGATTTTGTAGGTAGACCGGTCGTTTCTCTGTTTGGCCAGTGGCATTGCTGAGCGGATCAGTGTTTTGTACTGGGCAGTGAGAAAGTACAACTGGAAGCCTTGTAGGTGCAACGCTATTTTGCACAAAGTCACCTGACTGGTTTGCTCACAAGTTTGATTTTTTGGTCCCATCTCTATGGTTTCCTGTAGGGCCGGGCCTTGAAGACTCCAAATTAGTAAGTTTCTTCTTACACAGTCTTCATCAAACAGAGTCGAGACCTGCCCCTGCCTGGAAAAACAATTAAAGACGGTGAAGATGTATAGTCCATGCGATGAACTCATAGTGTTTCCATAAATCAAAACTCCTGTCAGAAGGCCATAAAGAGCTTAAAGTTTGTCGATTTTGTTTTGGATTGACACTAACTCTTTGAAAAGGTAGAAGGGGCCTCTGAGCACTTTTTTCAAAAAGAGAGTCCAGAATATAACTATATATCTGAGATGAATCCAGCTTGCTTCCTTAATCCTACCATCGGAATACGCCTCAAAATATTCATCATCTAAATTCGATTGAAGCTCTAAGAATTCTGCACTGTAGGCTTTTTGTCCAAAAACCAATCTAGAGAAGAGCGAAAGGCGCCACCCGGGAGCTTTTATCAACAAGGTTTTTTCGTTCTTTGTCTCGATGTTAACAAAAAAGAAGGGTAAGGTAAGTAACAACCCCAAAAAACCAAGGCCAGTCAAAACATAGGTAGCATATTGAGAGGCGACTAATTTCATCCCCAAATAGTTGGCTTTTTTCTGATTATTCTGAAGCAGGGATAAAGTATTTTTTGAGATTAAACTCAAAGCAATCGAGCTATCTCTAAATATTTCCAATGCGTCTTGATTCACCCTCCTTCCGTTATTATAAGCAGGTGAATTTTCAAGCATGGGGTTCAACATTTTTTCAAATGAACCATACCCGTACTGGTGAATCGAGAATATGGTTTCATTTAAGGTTTCACTCTCGAAAGCATCTTGAATAAAACAATTCATTTCGTCTTTCAACTTTAGAATTTTTTCTTGTTTGCTCCCATGGCTTAACACTCCATGGAATTCTATATCTAAAGCTTCAGATGAAATATTCGCAAAAGACTCTGTATTCCTCGTGGAATCAAATGCAATGTTGACGCTTTCAAGCATTTGTTCTTTGTCGATCTGTGAGAATATTTTATCAGGAGACATCATTAAGGCTATACTAATCGCTACAAGGGGGCAAAAAAAGGACAAGCCAAAACCGATTATTGCAAGTTTTACTTTCCAAACTGGAATAATAACCGAGTTTTTCATATGGCAAACCCCTTTACAAAGCTTGCAGCATATACATTGAACTCCTCAAACACTTTGCGACCATGTCCTGTTAGAGAATATTTTCGCCGGGGGAGACCGGAATGAGTAGCATTTTCTTCGACAGAAAAATTCAAATACCCTTTATCAATCATCCGGCTTAAAGTTGTATAAACTGTGCCCCGTTTTAATTGCCCCTCAGATTTTTTGACCAGCTCTAAGCCATATAGCTGTCCGTGAGTAACCAGGAGGCCCAATATTAAGTGTTCCTTGTTTGATAAGTCTGGTAGCATTTGTCACTCCTGCTTTTGTACGACTCAAGCATACCCATTCTAGATCCTACAATCGTAAGAGTCAAGCTCCTGCCACCTCGTGATCGTCAATAACCCAGGATCCTCTGTAAAGCGCAGGAATAAAAAAATCTGATGTCATCCCGATACTTCTCCATCACCGGATGCAGGAACGGTCTTGGTGGAATGATGATCGTGGCTCCATTGGGGTGATTGATGGTCGCCCCGAATTCCATCACGGCGCCGATATTGGCCAGGTCTTCGCCATTAGGGTGGTCGGTGCCTCGCAGCAAGCCCACGAAAGCCTTGTCTCTCATGATTCGTTGGGTGATCTGGTGAATCAGGAAGGGCGTATCGATCAACGCTTTGCTAGACCCTTTTCGTTTAATGGTGCTCTCGGCCAAAGGTTCGAAGGCTTTCCCGCCTGGAGCCTGGGCGACAATCCCGCGCTTGATTTCCCGCACCAGCAACAGTGAGGCTTTGTGCGTGGCCTGCTGCAGCGCTTCAGAAACGCGCTGCAACCGGCGGTCGCTCAACATCTCGCGGGCCTTCTGCCAATCACCCGTTCGCTTAACAGCCATCCTCGTTCCCCTCTTACCGTAAATGGATCAACGTGACCACCTGGTGGGTGATCACGCCGAACAGATTCTGAGGTTTCACGGTTTGAACCCGATAGGTGGCGCCGGCCAGACGGATGCGATCCGTGGGACGGACGTCCGCTTCCGGCAGGACATGCCCCGTCGCGTCCACGTTGTCCGACAGGTTAACCGAAGGCGTTTCGACCAGCTCGATTGGGATCTCCCCGATCGGCTCGGTGGCCTGGTCGTCCGAGCCATATAGCTTGGCCCCAGTGACGCGCAGCAGCGTCGCCCTTTGCCCGGACCCCTCGATCAGATCCCGGACATCGCGCGCGACGCTCGCCTTTTCCACCTCGGTCAACACCGTCACACCTCGCTCCCTTGCTCGTACACCACGGGTCGGACCAAACCTGGCGTCAACAGCACCTCGTCATCCGTTGACGCCGACCCGCCGTCCGATTGAAGGACCGCGAATCGCTGTTTGTATTGCTGCTTGAGATCCGCTTCCAACTTGGCCCAGTGCTCCGGTTGCTTGCTTTTGTCCACCCGCTTGTCGCCCGACGAGAACGAGAAGCCGTTGGCGGTTGATGCCCGCATCAATTGGCACGCATGGATCTGGCCGAGCAGCAGCAACAGCTCACGAGCCTCGCCGCCCAGCTCGGGTTGGATCTCATCGTCCACCACTCGATAGGTCACGGCGAGGTCGCGGCTTAGTGGGAACAAGCCTTTGAGCAGGCACCTGCTCAGGGATTCCTCCGTGAACAGGTGCCCGTCTGGGTCCCCAAGGTCCAGGCTAAGGGTGCTGATCAGGTCAGTCAGCGGCACCCGACTGCTCCTCGGGAGTTCTCACTTTCCGGGGTCGGCCCCGCGGGCGTGGCGCATTCAAGCCGGGCTCCAATTCGCGGATCTCCTTGGCTGGGCGAGGTTCCGTTTCGGGATCGGCTTGCCCAGCGTTCGGCTCTACCGCGACCAGGAGCCCTTTGGCGACGGCCGCCGCAACCTCTTTGGAGACCTGATCGCAGATGAACGATTCACCAGGCGACAGGCGCAAGTTCGCTTCCGGCACGATCAAGATGCCCGAGCACGTGCTTTTGAACGTTTTCAAGGCACACCTCCTCATCCTTGCAGTCTGATCTTGGCCAGCAGGTCGGGCCGGGTGATCCCCTGGCCCAGCTCCTGCCACACCAGCCAGCCGGTCTTGAAGCGGCCCTTCTGCTCGATGGAGTCGACCATCAACTTCTCGCGCACGGGCATTTTGCCGACCTCCTGATCCGGGATCAGGATGATCTCGTCCATCGGGGCTGCGGACGTCGTAAGAATCGACGCTGTCCCGTAGTTCTTGATGATGCCCTTCTGACGCAGCTCCAGCTTGGTTTCGGGGTCCAGGTTCCAACCGCGAAGGTCGTTGAAACGACGACCGCGCAGGAGGATGAACTTCACCGTCAATTCCAGATCCTCGATGATGCTCATCGCCTCGTTCAGCGCAGCCTCAGTCAAGGTGCTCCCCGCAACCGTGACAGTGTTCTCTGCCGGAACGGCCCTCGAAATCACGTCGATGGTCCGCTTGTCGATCTCGCGACGGATCTGCTCGGCTGTAGCCGTTTGGAGGTCCATCAAGGACCCGATGTTCCCGTGCTTCAACACGGAGATATCCACCATCGGGTTGGCGTGGATTCGATGCGTCGGGAACTCGATCTCGTCCCGACCGACCTCCTGCATCTGTGCCTCACCGTCCTTACTGATCCAGAACGCGCGAACCTTGGGCTTCTTTTGGTAAACCGGACGTTCGCCTTTCGGCAGATCGTGCCGGGTCAGCAACAGCGAGCTGATCTCCTTGCGCTTGATCTCGGTTTCGATGGGCTTGGCAATCGCCGCCGCCAAAGCGCGCATCCCTTCCGGTGATTCCAGTGCCTGTCGCATCAACGCGGCCATGGCGGCCATGAAGTTCTGGGAGCCTGCGGCCAACCCCTGTGTTCCAATCAAAGAATCCTCCCTATACCAGCAGCTTGAATTTAAGAATGCCGCCATCGGCCGAAATGACCTGGCCGATCACCTGTTCGCCCGCTTGCGGCCCTGGCGTCAGGTACCCTTGGCTGGATACCTTGAGCTCGTCGCCCGCCGCAGGGGAGCCCTCGTACACATCCGTGGTCAGCACCCCGCCGTTGCAGTAAATGCCCGGCATGTCGCCTGCTTTGTAGTCTCGGATGAGGATGCCGAACGATTTCTCGGTGGGGTCGGTGTTGACCGCGAACAGATCATTCCCGACCAGGCGCACCACCTGGCCGGTCTGCCCTTCGGCCTGCAGGTAGCCGTCGCCGTAGGACAGGCTCTGGTGGCTCGTGTAGATAAATGGCATGCACAAATCTCCTTTAAGAGGAACCGCTGGCGGTAAAGCCGAGCCGTTCTCGGTACGCGGCCATGAAGCCTTGGGTGAGTTCGTCTTCGAGGGATGCAGGTGTGTCGTCCACGTCGTGCGGTCGCACCTGGGCTTCGGTACTCAGGTTGGCTGCCGCTTTCGGCGCTTCCGTCTTGGCCTTTTCGGGCTCCTTTTCTGCTTTGGGCACCGACGGTTCCGGGAGAACTGCCAAAGCGGCCTCGGTCGCGGCGAAGGCTTCATCCGAGAGGCCCGCCAGCCGATCGAGCTCCTTTTTGCGCGCTTCGTCGGTGGAAAAGGACACACCTTTCTTCGCGTATTGCGCCAGCAGCTTCTCGGCGCGGACCCGATTGGCCGCCGCCTTTTGCTCGGCTTCGAGCTCTTCAATCCGCTTGGTAAGTTCCTGAACCTGCTGTTTGAGTTTCTTGTTCTCTTCCTGGAGCGCTCGGTTCTGCTGCTCCAAGGATTCAGGTTGACCGGTGCCCCCACCACCGCCGTCTCCGGGGTCTTTGGCGGCTTCGGCATGGTCCTTCGCTTTGTCTTCCATGTCTTCTCCTTGGGAGGGTTGGCGATCGAATCCCGATTGTTCGGACCCGACCTGGGTGATCTTGGCGTTTTCGTCGGCGCCCTTCCGGTCGAGCAGGCCGAGGCCAGTGAAGGTGACGCCGTGTAGAATTTCGTAAACCGGCTGACCCTGAAACTGCGCGCCCTTGAACTTGGCCAAGTGAATGCAATAGTTGGCCTTGGAGCCGAACCGCTTGTGACAGACCGAGCACTCTCCCTCGGCGTAGTCGCACTCCATCGACACCTGGCGGACGATGCCGCGCTTCATCAGCTTGTAGGCCAGCGCGGCGTGGGCGCTCTCGGCCAGGTAGAGCTCGCCGACGACTTCCACACGGGCGCCTTGGTCGTCTTCCACGAAGTCCGAACCGATGATGCCGCCGACGATGTCGTCGAATTCCTGGCTGTGTTTCAGGTCGACCTTCTTGTTGATGGCCGTGGTGTAGCGGGTCGACAGTTCCGCGTGGCTGAAGTGGTCGCCGTTCTTGTTTGTTCCAACCCGGCACAAGACACACCGGAACTGAGGGTCACCGAGAGGGGACTGCTGTTCCGCCGAGGTTTTGAGCGGCGCGTTGGGAATTAGCTCGATCTCAACCGGGAATTCCGTGTGGCATGCGGCAGTCTGCGGTTCCTCCTCGTGCCCGTTCCCGTCGAGTTGGATGATTTCGACGTCGGCTTTCGACTTGGCCGAGTCTCGGGTCGCCAGGAACAGCCGTTCCTTCGGTTGGTTCGCATCGGAGGCCCGCTTGTTGAAGAGGTTGTACTTGTGATCCTTCGACCGCATGGTGGACGTGCGACCCAGCTTGGCGAAAATGCCGCGCATTTGCGACTCGTTGGGGAACGCCTTATCGCGGTAGCTGATCAACCAGATGGGAATGTGCTGGGCCGCGCCCAGGAACTTCTCGAAGAATGCCGGAGCTGTTTTCGGGCTGATCGCCTTGTGGTCGGTCTCGAAGGTTTTTAGGGCCGTATCGCGAAGCGCCATCCCTTTCCAATAGGTCATCAAGCCTTCGACAAAGTGGTACACGGCCGTGTAATTGGCCGCACTGAACTCGGTCGCATAGGGCGGGTCGAAATAGACCAGGTCCGCCTTGACCTGCGGCAACACGGACTCGATGTCGCCCTGGATCACCCTGTTGTCTTGACCGTTGTCGAAGACCAACTGGTTGATCCGTTTCACGAACCGCTGGAAGCCTTCGTCGAACGCCTTCGCATTGAGCACCAGACGCGAGTCCGGCGTCCGACTGCCGAAGTGCCCGTGGTCGGTGCCCAGCATGCAGGTTCGGACCAACGCGAAGAGGGCCAGATCCTTTTTGTAGCCCTTTAGCTTGTCGATGTTGGATCGGATCGTGTCGATGCGCTCGTGGACGCCCTTGTTGAAGTACATCCCTTTGAAGTGATTACGAACGAAGGTTCCGGCGTCCGCGTTGGCCGCCAGCAGCATGGCCACGTCTTCATCCGAGAGGCGCGTTTTCTGGTTCTCGATGATCGCGCGGGCCATGTGATAGCTGATCCGCAGACGATCGCTGGCGATGACCTGCAGGCCCTTGGTCTTGTACATGTAGCCGACAGCGGCGGACCCGGCAAACGCATCGAAGACGATTTTGACGCCGTCCGGTGTGTGCTTCCAGATCCAGTCGACGAGTTTCTGTTTGCTTCCCAAGTAACTGGTTTTGTAGGCGGGACGCTCGCCCTCTTCGGCTTTGCCTTCGGTGCGAAGGTCCTCGCCGAGGGTAAGGCCCGCCTCCGTTTCGAGAAGGAACTGGATGCGATCCAGGTCCGTTTGCATGAGTTCCACAGTTCGTCCCCTGGTTGGTGTGCTGCCCATGTCGGGTTGAGGACTAACTACAGATCCGTGAGGCAAACCGGACCACATTTTCGAAAAAAGGATCGTTTAGGCCAAAAGGTCCTCCGCGAGCTGCAAGCCTGCCTGCTTTTCCAAGGCCCGGATCAATAATGATTTGGTCTTGTGGCGACCCAGTTGAAAGCGTTTCTTCGCTTCGGCCAGCTCCTTGCCGGTCAGGGCCACATGGTTACGTCCTGGGTCCCGCTCGTCGAGGAGTTCGATCACTTCGGCCCGCGACAGGTAGGTCGAGATGCCGCGTTTTTTGGCGAGACCCTGGAGCTCGTTCACGGTGAGTTCCCACAGCTTGGATTTCGGATTCGCGCGGATCGTCTCGACTTCCTTTCGGGCTTCCAGCAACGCGGCCTGCTTTCTGGCGAGCAGATTCGCCAACTCGGTTTTGGATCGCTTCCGTCCGATCCCGTGCTGGGCCAGCTTGGCCCTCAAGGCTGCCCCGCTGAGTTCACCGTGATCAATGCCCGGTTCGGCCTGATCGAGCAGTCTGACCAGCTCCCGTTTGGTTCGCGACCGCGACACGCCGTGCTCCTGGCTCAGATCGGCGAGTTGGCGATACGTCAGGCTGGCCAGGTCGGCCTTTCCACCGGCCTCGAACGCCAGCTTGGCTTCCCGTTTTCGGCGGGTTTTAGATCTGGCCTGGTCTCGGATCTGTTGTGGCGCAAGCAGTTCGATCGGGAGGGCCACAATACTGCCGCAGCGGCACTGTGGATGTCGTGGGATCTGCGGGAACCTGTCGATCGGGAACACCTTCCCGTCCAGTGGGCCGCAAACCGGACAGGTCCGTTCGTCTGCCATGGTCAGCCATTCGAGGCGCTGGACACCCACCTCGCGGTGGAATTTCATTCGGCCTTGGTTGTGGGCACGCAGCACTTCCGTCCGCGCGATCACTTCCATTCGGTACTGGGCTTTTGAAAAGACCCGGCTGCCCGCATGTCGAAACGATTCGGGATCTTGGACAACCCGACCGAGATCTCGGACGATGTCGTTTGGTCCCTTGCCGGTGGTGATCCCGCTCAGGATGGTGCGCTTGATCCCGCCCGACAGCTCTCGCTGGACGTCACCGGCGAGTACCAGGCTGTAATTGACCATGAAGTCTAAGGCATCACGGTCGATCAGGGTGAAGGCGTCCCTGGCCAGTGATTGGACTCCTTCCGCATCAAGCGACCAGCCCGGCCAGCGCGCTTCGACCAGCTCGTCAACGCCGCCCTGAATCCCGAGCTTGAAAGCGTCCTTGACCGAACGTCGGAACCGCAAGGTTTGCGCCTTCTTCAGCTCGCGCATGGTTTCCTGGATATCGGCCTGCAATCGTTCCAGACCGTCGCGGGCCTTGAGTTTGTTGTCCGGCAGGGAACCCAGGCTCGCATACCGGGTAATCGCCTTTTTGACGTTTTGCTCGGCCTGGTCCAGCACCTCGGTCAATTCGCGAATGGCCTGCTCCGTATATCGGTTTCGAGTCTGTGTGCTTCGCTCGGTGGCCAGGCGGATGCGCTTGGCCAGAATACTTTCGGCCTGCGTGGCGTGTGTCTGCATGGTTGCCACCTTAGACCACACACCGTTCGAAAAAGCGGCAGGCGAATTCATCAAAGGTCCGGTCGCTCTGGTGGACACGGCACCGGCTTTCGTCTGCATCGAAATGACCACAGGCATCACATAATTCGTCGTGATGCCTCCCGGCAGCATTCAGCCCGCCCCAATCGGATTCAGCGCGGCTGATCCCCGTCGGATTTTTCCCTGGATCAAGGCCGAGCAGCTCCTGCGCCGTTTCGGGCCCCATGATGCCTGCGGCCACCATGCCGAGGATGTTGCCCACCTGCCGGTCGTCTGCGATGGAAACCCGCACCTGCTCGGCTTCTTGGTTGGCCTTCTCGAAGTCGGGATCCAGGTCCATCTTGGTTTGCAGGCTTGCCCGGCTGATCAGGTTTCGATCGTAAAGCTCCAACAGCAGGCGCTTGAAATCGACCGCGTCGCTCGGGTCCAGGTCGTTGAACAGAAACTGGATCGCACCACGTTTTTGGCCCCGCGCCTGTAGCCAGTCGTCAAAAACCCAGTGGAGCATTCGCAGCGCCGCGTGCTTGATTTCGCGGATCATGATCAGCATTTTTTGCAAGCTGACCGAAGCCGTGGCGAAGTTCGGCCCGTCGCCTGAGACGAGGCTCTTGCTCAGGCCCAACGCGATCATGATGTCCTCTTTGACTTCGCGAACCTTCTCTTCCGCGTTGAGCACGCTGCCTTCGGTGCCGTGCGTCTCCACATTCACGTAGAATGGAACGACCAGGCCGGATTTCATATCCATCCGGTTCACCATGTCCCGCACCGTTTCGAGCATTTTCTGATCGGGCATGACGAGCTTGGGCCCGAACGAGCCGCCGACCTTGAGCAGGCGAAACGGCGTGGCCCAGCGCTTGGCGATGGCCCGCTCGGCTTTGCGGTAGTCCCACAATAGCTCGATGCTCTGGAAGGCGGGCAGCACCATGGAATTGCCGCGTGGACTGAATCCCGGCGCGTCCCATTTCAGGTGCAGCACCTGGTCGACGGGCAAGTCCAGCACGTCGGCGGTTCCGGGATTTTCGGAGTGCTGCTTGGCTTCGACGAGCTGGCCTTGGACGTACTTCACCTTGACCGAAACCGGATTGACCGAGACTAGTTCTTCCAATACGTCGCCTTGCCCGGCTTTTTTGAACCCGACCGCGTCGCCCTTGACCAGCATCTGAAGCACCATGTCCTTGATCCAACTGGAAAGGTTCAGCCGCCGGGCCATATCGGTGGCCTCGGCCTTTAGGTTGTCGTCCTCGGACGTGATTTTGATTTCCTCACCGACCGCGAAGGTCCGCCACGAGTTGATCGCGTTTTTGACGATCGGCTCTTCCAGGTAGTAGGTCCACGCCTGTTTGGCCCGGTCCTCCCACGTTGTAGGGATCCCATCGTCGGCAGTGACCGCAGCGAAAGCGGACGCGTCTAACGCCGCCGCCGTGGCCAGTGGCTGGGTCGGGATTCCAGTTGTTGTGAGGATATATTGTGGGGATGACTCGGTCTGCTGCAAAAATTCCTCCTGATGTCTGGTTAGGGACTAATTACAGAAACCAATGGGAGGGCGAGTCATCCAAATTAGGGATGGCGTGCAATGACCTGGTTCGACATTGTCAGGTTGAGGGATTTTGCGCTATTTGGTTTTTCTATCTCTAATTAAGGAATCAACTCACCCCAAATTCAAAACACCAGCACCTGTATTGAGCTTATGTGATCGGAGAGCCGTGGCTTAAGGAGGTTTGGTCGTACCCAGACTTGCAGTCAGCCTTGGCTCAAACCCAAAACACTCACGGAAAAACCAAACCGGTAGCCAACCAAGAGACTCACCGCGAGACTCGGGTGAACGTGAAAGGATTCCAAAAGAATGTGAGGAACGAGCCGCAACCAGCGAGGCATCCTCATTAAGCGTGTCCCCTACGGTTGGCTAATTTCGCCATAAGAAAATGGCTCATTGGATTTCCCGCCTGCTCGTCAGCAAGCATCTGGGGATGTGAGCTGAGCACGCGGGGTGAGCAGAGCTGTGGTAAAAGAGGAGTCGTTATGAGTTATGAGAGAGCTCAGCAGAAAATTTCCGAGGCAAACCGAACTGGGCAAGCTGAGCTAGATTTATCTCATATGGACCTGTGGCGCATCCCCCCAGAGCTTGCTTCACTCACCAACCTTACCCGCCTCGATCTGGACGACAACCAACTGTCGACTCTGCCGCCAGAGCTCGCTTCCCTCACCAACCTTTCTCGCCTCTATCTGAGCCGCAACCAACTGGCGACCCTACCACCCGTGCTCGCTTCCCTCTCTAACCTCTCTCACCTCGATCTTAGGGACAACCGGCTGACGACCCTGCCACCCGAGCTCACTGCCCTCACCAACCTTTCCGTCCTATATCTGAGCGGCAACCAACTGACGGCCCTGCCACCCGTACTCACTTCCCTCACCAACCTTACCCACCTCGATCTTAGGAATATCCAACTGACGGCCCTGCCACCCGAGTTCGCTTCCCTCGCCAAGCTTTCCGTCCTATATCTAAGCGGCAGCCAGCTGACGACCTTGCCATACGAGTTCGCTTCCCTCACGAGCCTTACCTTTCTTGATCTGAACGACAACCAACTGACGGCCCTGCCACCCAAGTTCGCTTCCCTCACCCATCTTTCCCAACTCTTTTTGAGGGGCAACCAACTTACAGCTTTGTCACCCGAACTCACTTCCCTCACCAACCTTTCCGGCCTCAGCCTGAGGGGCAACCAACTTACAGCCCTACCACCAGAGCTCGCTTCCCTCACCAACCTTACCGACCTCAACCTGGGCGGAAACCAACTGACAACCCTGCCACCCGAGGTTGGTTCTCTCACCAACCTTACCCGCCTCTTTCTGGGGGACAATCAAATAACAGCCCTGCCATTCGAGTTCGCTTCCCTTGCTAACCTGTCTCACCTCGATTTGAGCGGCAACCAAATGACGGCCCTGCCACCCGAACTCACCACCCTCACCAACCTTTCTCACCTCGACCTGAGTGGTAACCGACTGAGCACACTTCCTCCCGAGCTTTCTTCCCTCACCAACCTTTCCTCCCTCGATCTGGGCAGCAACCTACTGACGGCAATACCTCCCGAACTTTCTTCCCTCACTAACCTTGACGATCTCAACTTGAGCTTCATCAATTGACGACCTTTCCCCCGGCGCTTGCTTCCCTCACCAACCTCACCGACCTCAATCTTAGAAACAACCAACTGACGGCCCTAATACCCGAGCTCGCTAATCTCAGAAAACTCCACACTTTGTGGCTATCTGAAAACCACATCGATACCTTACCTTCAGTCCTTTTTAAAATACCTTCACTTTGGAAGTTAGGAATTGAAGGCAATCCGTTGGTTTCGCCGCCACTTGAATTATTCGAAGCTGGGCACGATGCGGTGACGGCCTATTTCGACCAATCTGGACCAACCCGAGCCTTGGCAGAAGTCAAACTGGTCCTTCTCGGCCATGGCCAGGCAGGAAAAACCTCTCTGGTCAAACAACTGCTGGGTGAGCCCTTCGATCCCCATGAAGACCAAACCCACGGCATTAATATCCGCGATTATTTCGTCCCCACCCCCGACCACCAACTTCAAGTCCGGTTGTGGGATTTTGGCGGCCAGGAGATCATGCACGCCACCCATAGGTTCTTCCTTTCGCGTCGCAGCCTCTTCGTTGTGGTCCTCGATGGCCGCCAGGACGAAGACCCCAGTTATTGGCTCGGCCACGCAAGCACCTATGCCCCCGACGCGCCAGTATTGGTGGTTCTCAATAAATCTGACCTCCATCCAAACTACCAGTTCGAAACTAAGAGGCTCCGAGAAATGTTCCCCAATATTCGCGGCTTCATTCGCACTTCCTGCAAACAAGGGGCGGAGGGTATCGCCGAATTCTGTGCGGCGCTCCGCAAGGAATTGCTGGCAGTGCCCATGATTCGCACCCAGTGGCCAGAAGCCTGGCTGGAAGTCAAAGCGGAACTGGAAACAACCGAAAAACCTTTTCTCACTCGCGACGAATTCTCCCATCTATGCCACAAGGCCAAAGTTGACCATACCGGCCAGCAGGAAGCCCTTGTCCGCTTTTTCAACGACCTGGGCATCGCCATTCACTTCGAGGATCTCCATTTGGATGACACCCACGTGCTCAATCCCGAGTGGGTGACCAACGGGGTTTATCGCATCCTCAACCACCCGAGGGTGATTAAAGCACACGGCATTGTACCAACCGACCGGTCGACCCTAACCAACCTGCTCGAAACACCGGTCCACGCTGACCAAAAAGCCTCCAGCGCCCCGCAGTTCACCTACCCGCGCGAAAAACACGGATACCTCATCGAGTTGATGCGTCGGTTCGAATTGTGCTTCCCACTGGATTCCAATAACACCAAGATCCTAATTCCAAATTTACTTCCCAAGGACGAGCCCGAGTTCCGTTTCGATTTTCGCGGCGCAACAAAATTCCGGTGCCAGTACCCGGAGTTTCTGCCACCCACCGTCTTGCCCCGCCTGATGGTGAGGTCATACCGCACCATCGAGGACTCCTTGCGCTGGAGGTACGGCATGGTGCTGCGTGCCACAACTAGCGGCGCTCGCGCCCTTATTCGCGCCGATCGCAACAGACACCGTATCGATATTTGGATCGAGGGCAGGCAAAAACGCGATTTCCTGGCGGTGCTGCGGGAGGAACTGACCGCAATCCACGGCGATTTCCCCAATCTTGCAGTGACTGAAAGCATCGGTTGCCCGTGTAGGGATTGCCATGAAGAGGCTCAGCCACACTTTTTCAAATACCACAAAGCCTTGAGCTTTTACCTCAAAAAACCGGACGGTGCGTTCCCTTGTGATCGATCGGAGGAATTCGTGCCGTTGCGGAAGATCCTCGAAGGTATCGACGGTGGTGACCTGGTCCAAACAGTGGACGAAATCCGCGACACCGTTTTGGAACTCAAACACCACAAGGACTATGGCGGCAACGAGTGGGACAAGGTTAAGGACTTGCTGTCCTCCAGGGTCGGCATCCCCGGCCTTTTTCAAGTGGACTTGCTTAAACTTGTTGAGAAAGTATTCAATCGCAAAAAATAACCTTCAAATCCGAGCTCTGAACCCAACAAAGCCGATCTAGGTTCTTTGTCGTCCCTGATTGGCTTGATGGATCAATCAGGGGTGACAAAGGATCTAGGCCGCCCTCGCCGGTCGCGATTTCCGGCCCTTTTTGAAGGCCGCATCGCCAGGCAGGTGTTTCAAAAGGTGGAGGCGCGCGGTCGCGAACTCTTCGCCAATCAGGCCCAAGTTCAGCAAAAAGCACCGGAAGTCGAATTTCGCGCTTTCGGGGTTAAAGGGCCGTTGGTCGGCTCGAGCCGATCGGCTATTCGCGGCCTTTGCGGCCATGGCCAAAACGAGCTGGACGTAAGCCTTAACTTTTCCCGCGTGAAGCGTGCTATTGAAAATCCGGCATTCGATTGTAGGGCCGGTGAGGGCGGCATGCACGTTTAGGGCTCTGTAGCGGCTGCTGTGGTATTTAGTGTTCCTGCGTTGGTTGGGGTACTGTTCGTACCAGATGTCACTTAGTTCTTGAAGGGTTTTCGGCTTGACCTGGTTGAGCCTGTCGATCAGGTAATCCGTTGTGGATTTGCAGTAGTTCAGCTCACGTTGTGGTTGGACTTGGAGCGCCTCGAAAAGCAGGGCTTCCTGCTTGTAGAAAATCTTCACAAAGTTGGTCAGGGTCTTGGCGGTGAAAATGGTTTTGTCGACGTGGATGTGAATCCCGGTCGTGTCGTTGACCTTGCAGCCCAGTCGGCGAACCGCCCGAACGACCTCTTGAAGCTGGGGAATATCCGTGTAGGTCAAAATCGGACTCACAATTTCGATTTTCTGACCGTGGGTCGCGTTGATCGAGCTGTCATTGACAATCTTCCAGGTGCGGCGTTGGCGGTCATCGACCACCCAGGAGCTGGTTTCGTCGTACCATCCGCCGATTGGTCGGGCGGTGCCGCCGACCACCGTTTGGATGCGCTTGGCGACTTCCGAGCGCATCCGGCCAAAGCATTCGATTTCGATCCCAAACTTGAATTCCCGCATGTCCATGTTGACCACCTAAGTTATTTAATTTGTGCGCCTTGAGCGTGTCCCTTCAAGGTGGTCCCATGTTCGCTCAGGTGGTTTGGGGTATCAAGTTGATTCTGGCATTAAACTCAATAAAAAGAAGTGGTTATGGATTGTGTGCTGAGGTCGGTTTGTCAAGCAGAAAAGGGGCCCAGCCAAACTGGCCGGAGCCCCTTTTCTCTCCGGGAGAAGTGAGATCCGCCCCTGTCATGACCAAAGCGCGTTGACTCGCTTTTGGCCCGCAGGTCTCCCGGCGTCGCCTTCGCAATCCTTTGGCCGTTTGCCTTTAAACGGCGTCGCGAGGCGGAAAAGGCCCCCGGTTTCCCGAGGGCCGGTTGGCCGCTTTAGCCGCCGTAAGTCCGCTTTAACGGCCTCCCGTTGTACGTCCAGGCGGCCCCATCAAAGTGAAAGTGGCTTCCCAAACCCCGGTCTAATTTTGGGCGGAGGCCGTTGAGGTGTTTGGTGATCACGGGCTTGATGTTTTCCCAAGCCTCACCGCGTTTGTGGTAAGCGTCGCAAGCTTCCGGCGTTTCGGCCAAACTGCTCAGGTCGCCTTCGCCAAGTAACTCTTTGACCTCGTCTTCGGTTTGGTAAAAGTCAAGCAGAAGGTTGTTGACCTGCTCCTCGCCGCCGTTGTGAAGGTAAGTGCTGACAATTTGATCGCCAAACTTTGCGGAAATGATGCTTCGTGTTGTCATGATTAACTCCTAAGTTCTTCTTTTTGAGCGGGTTAGCCGCCCCGCCCTACCCCTGTAGTTTCGCTCTGATTCGATCAGAACGCAAGCTCTTAAGTGTATATTTTTCAGAAAGTTAGACGTTTTCCTTTGGCCTTTTTGACTTGACTTCCAGCCTGAGCCGAGCACCCAAAATCCGGGCAAAAACCCGCGCGCAAACCGACCCGTTTCGGCCCTCCGCCGGAGGGACACGAAACATCCGTTTCGATTTGTCGGCTAAGTCAGGTCCAGAACGGCGCGCCACTCGTCTGGTGAAGCTGGTTGACCATTCAACGTGCCGTGCTCAGCCAGGTAGTCGACAAGCTCTTCGTCGGTTCGGAACACCGGGCTGATCGGCGTCCCGCCCGTTTCGTTTTCATATGCCTGGACATGGGTCGGCGCTTCGAACGCTGGCATGTACCGGTCAGGTTCCGGGGCCTCATGCGCGCACGCCTTCGACGCCTCCTCCAGTGTCAGGTACTGACCGGAAAGGACGCGCAAGTCGAGCCTCACGTAATGGTCATAGTCGTCTTCTTCGAACATCCAGTGGGGCCAGAGCGGTTGGAGACTGCCTGCGGCGTCCGTGGGGTGCTGCCAGCTTTCAGAGACCCGGCGCAATTCACAGGCGGGGCTGGACGTTGTCGGTTCAATCTGTGGGGAAACATGAGGCACGGAGGCCTCCCTTCTCAATCATGGATTTAGAAAAGGCTCTGCCGAGCCAGCGACATGTTGGCTCGACTTCGGCACGAAGTGAAGCGATTTTTTGTATTAAAACCAGATGTTTGAGACTTTTCGCTGGGTGATTACGAATGCCATTTCCCGATCTTGCTCTCACACAAAAACCGGATCCGTGTAAACCGGCCGGATCGAGACGGTTTCCTCGTGAACTTCCTCAAGGTTGCCGCGTTCCCTGGCCAGCATCGCGCAGCGCACGGCGTCGACGATGTGGTCGTTGCCTTTGCTGTAGATGATCTTGCCGTCGCGGAGCGAGTAGGTGTGGGTCGAGAATTCGTCTTCGATGTCGCTATCATCGGATGGGAAAATCAGTTGCCGCCGCTGCAAGGCCCCACTGATCAGCGACGTCATCAGCTCCTTCGTCCGCTTACGGATCTCCCGACCGCCCTGGACCGCGAGGGTCGTCATCCCGCCGAAGTGAAAGCCTTCGAGGCGCCCTTCCAAGTCGAGCGGCTTGTATTTGTCCAGGGTCAGCAGCTCCTGAACCGTTGCCATCCCGTTGCCGCCGTAGTCGACGCCGAGGCCGACGAATCCGAAATAGTGGTCCAGCAGCGCGATGGTCTGGGCGATGTTGGGGTAGGCCACCCGCTCCATGTGGACGCGGAGAACCAACTTGAGCACCGGGTGGTTACCGACCGGGTCTTCGCGGAACACGACCAGTTCGGTCGGGTCGTTAGTGTAGCCAAGGTCGCCACCGAGCCAGAACACGCCGGACTTCGGCGTCAGGTTCAAAAACATTTCCAGGCGGCTGGCCGCTTCTTCTTCGGTTTCGCAGTCCTTGAGTTCGTTCCCGGTGATGATGATCTTCTGGTACTCAAGTAATTCCTTAAACGCAAGGTTGAGGTGCTCCGCGTTGAAGGCGCCGTAAGTCGGCCGCCCATGTTCGCCCGCGACTTCGTGGGCCCAGCCGGACGAGTCCCGGCCGCCGTAGAACTCAAGAAGCTCCGCTTCCATCTCCTTGGTCCAATTCGGGTTGAGCCAGCTCGGCCAACGGAAGAGCGTGACGTTCGGCGACATGGTCAGCCGATAGTAGGTCGTGTTTCGCAGGCCGTTGGGTGTGCTGTATACGCGAAGCTGACCGCCGGACACGAGACACCGGCGCAGGGCTTTCCAGGCCCGCTCGGACAGCCAGGCGGCCTCGTCAACCCAGATCCGCTGGACGTGAAGACTGCGGAAGCTCTCACCGTGTGCGCCAGCGGGCCGGAAGTACAAGATCGACCCGTTGGAAAACTCAAGCCGGAAATACGGCTTGCGGACGATCTTGGGCTTGCCTGCCCTGGTGGTCGCGATGCTGGCCATTAGTTCGGGATTCGATTCGAGCTGGAACTCGATTTCTTCAATCAGCGTATCGAGTTGGCCCTGATGCGGCGCGGCGAGAAGCCCCTTTCCGCCTCGGCGCGTGAACGCGAAATGAAGGGCGTCGGTTGAAAGCGACAGCGTTTTTCCTGCCGCCCGCCCGTCCAGGTGGACGATGGTTGGCGCCTCACACTCAAGGTCCTCCACTTGATGAGGCCAGTACTCTCGTGGACTACCATCCCGATTTCGGAGGTAAGCCTCGCCCCACTTGGCCGGGTTGCGGAGCGTTTCCGCCATGATGCGATCTTGGTTCTTCGGCTGGGTCATTTTCGCTCCATACGTCCCGCTTTAAGTCAATCAAATCAATGTGTTTAAGTACCAAACAAGCCCGTCTCCCGAGCCCGCAAAAAAATCTTCGCTCTCCTTGCAGATTGGACTTGGCTCTTTCGGCAAGCCGAGGTTACATGTGCAGGCAAACGCGATAAGCGATTGCAAACAGACAAGTTAACCAATTAACCAACAGGAGATTTCCCATGACGACCCAAGCCAAGACCAATGCCGCCACCATTCAATCCAAAACCAATCCCGCCACCAACCAGGCCAAGACCCAACCCCCCAAAACCAAGCCCGTGAAGGCAGCACAGACCAAGGCAAAACAAACGGCCAGCCCCAAGCCGGAAAAAGCGGCCGAGCCGACCAAAGGAAACCCGACGCCGGATAACACGCTGCTCAAGTGTTGGGTCCCTTTCAGCCGCGACTACCTGCGCAAGGAGCGGCAATGCGGCGAAGCGACGCTGCTCTCCTACGACCGCGACTTCGCCCGCGTCATCGCCTTTTACGGCGGCGACACGCCGGTCACCGAGATTACCGAGGAACGCGTGACCGCCTTCGCCAAATCGCCCCACTGCCTGCGCAAAGACATGACCCAAGACGGCAAACCCTGCGCCAAGCCGACCATCAAAAAGACCCTGCGGCTCTTTAAGATGTACCTCGAATGGCTGGAAGCGACTGGCCGCATCGAGAAGGCGCCGATCCCCAAAAACCTGCCGATGGGGAGCCGGTCGGCCGCTGAAAAGGAGAAGGCCGCCGAGGAGCGCAAGGCCAAGGCCGAGCTGGCCCGCAAAGAAGCCGAAGCCGCAAAGGCCCAGGCCAAGGAAGAAAAGACCAAGGCCAAAGAGGCCGCCAAGAAGGCCACCGAACCCGAAAAAGCCGTCAAGGCCCAGGCCAAAAAATCCCAGGCGACCGAAACCAAAACCGCCAAGCCGACCAAGTAAGGTGGCGAAGCGAAACCTGGACGGCACGCTCGAAGCCTTCACCAACTGGTTGAAGACCGACGGGCGGGCCGCCAAAACGATCACCGCGTACACCGATGACCTGGCGCTGCTCACGGAAGCGATCCAGATCACCGAACCCGACACCACACTGGAAACCGTCACACGCGAGGACCTGGTGGCCGCGTTGGCGTCACCCAAGATCCAAAACCGATTGGACGGCCAGCCAAGGGCTCCCGCGACCATCAAGCGGATCAAATCCTCGGCCCTGGCCTTTTTCTCCTGGGCCATGGCCGCCAAAGTCCGAGACGACAACCCGGCCAAGACGATCCGCGTCCGGCACCCGGAACGGAAGCTGCCGGTGTTCCTGAACTTGCAGGAGAAAAAGCGCCTGCTGAAAACCCTGCGGAGCAGGGCGACCAAGATCTCGATTCGGGATCGCGTCATGATCGAGATCTTGCTGCGCACCGGCATGCGAGTCAGCGAGTTGATCGGCCTGAATGTGGACGACGTCGATTTGGACGACAAGAAATTCCGCATCCGGGCCAAGGGCGGCAAGGAACACGTCAAGTTCATCAAGTCGAGTTTGCGCACACTGCTCAAAACGTACCTTTCGCGGTACCGCCCGAAGGTGGACGGCGAGCCTGCTCTGTTTCTCTCGAACCGCCTGAAACGGATTTCCCACCGGCAAGTGGAGACCCGCGTCAAGCACTGGGTCAAGGCGGCGGGCATCACCAAGCGGATCAGCCCGCACAAGTTGCGGCACACCTTCGCGACCCACCTGCTCCAGCAAGGAGGCAACCTCAAGTTGGTTCAGAGGGCGTTGGGCCACACGAACATCACGTCGACCGCGATTTACGCGCACGTGGTGGATGACGACTTAGCCGAGGCCATCGAAAACCTATAAGGCTCGACGGCTCGGTTTCGAATGGAAGCCCGTGGTTTTATCCGCGATTTTTTCGGCGGATGGAACCACGGGCTTTTTTGATCTTCGTGTTTCGGAAACAGTCGTTTCGGGGATTGGAAAATGTCGACTAACTTTTGGTTATTTGCGAAACCGGCCTGAAGGGGTGAACGAGGAGGCGCTTGGCCCAAAGGCTCGCGAAATAACCTTTTTGGCAAAGTCGCTATTTTTTTCGCCTTTTCCGGGACTTGGGCTTCTCGGCGGCGTCGGCATCCGCTTCGGGATCGTCGCTGCTCAATTCGATCTTGGCCTCGGCGACCCGTTCGAGCAGTGCGGTGGCCCATTCGGCGGGTGTGGTTTGCGGCTCGTTCTTGGTCGTCTCGCCTTCGCGGGCCGACTTCGTGGCCTTCAGGTCCTTCAAGTGGTACCGGACCATCCGGTCGATCCGCTCGGCGTTCTCGAAATCGCCAGCGGCGAAGGCCCGCGCAAGCTTGACGTAGTTCACCCCGACCAGTTCGCACTGGAGCCGATCGGACGACCGGTTGAAGGTAAAGTCCTCGTTGAGCGCGTCGATGATGGCTCGGTACAGCTTGAGTTCGTCGGGGTCCAACACCTTGTTGGAGAAGATGCCGGACTTGAGCGCATTCGCATTTCCTTTCGGTGCGCCGGGACCCACCTGGACATCGCTGTTCTTTTGCCAGGCTTTGAGATCGGCCAGGTCGCTTTTGCTCAAGCCTTGGGAATTTTTTCCTGCCAAAATTGCTACCTCCGATTAATTTGAACCCGTTGAACTGAAAGGGGGCAAAAAACTGCATTAATTTTGTTTTCTCCTTCAACGATCGCCATAAACAGAACTTATCAAAGCCCGATGAACTCCGAAGCCGATCCATGACGCCCCGTTCTCGATGCCTTTCGTTCCTCACCAACCCCTTTCCTTTCAGTCTCATTCACAGCCGAAATCGCACCCACAATCGCCTTGTTCGCCGATGCGGCATCCGCCAGGATCCGCAACATTACATCCTGGTCCGAACCTTCGTCCGCCAGGATCATCAAGGTCGTCACGATGGCCTCGGTGGCAATACTGGCCCGGTCCAAGGTCTGCATCATGCCCAGCTCCACGTCAGTCAATGCCGAATCAGGGCCGCCTTGCCTTCTCGAAGTTACCTGTTCAGTCAAATCCGCACTCCTACTCATGTGTCTCAAGTCTCGGTGCTTTGAGAATTTTGAACGTGGTCATACATATTTCCTTTTTCCTTCCACGTGCTGGTCTTCACGACACCAATCGGTGCCGGTTCCGGTGATCGACTTCCAGCACGTGGCCCGGTAGCCGATCCGATGGTTACCGGGAAGCAAGTTGCCCGGTTGAGGACTAACTACAGATTTCAAATGCGGATCGGGTCACCCGTATTTGAAGAATGGTCGACAGCCTTCCCGCCAACGATCGGAGCGAGCTGATCGCAACCGTCAAGATCAGGCTCCGTCAAAGAACGCCGCCAACGAAGCCGACAGGAGTCCTGGGTGTCGTTGTGCTCCTGCGGGATGTTTTCTTTCGTTGGCCCATGGGCGGCTCGGGGAATCCGAGGAGAGCACTGGCGAAAGCTGTAGTTTTCGGAAACCGGGCCCCATGTAATTCGCCAGGCTGTGCCATCAGATGGGCTTGACAAGGGTACGGCAAACAGAATCTCGACAAACTGCCAGGACCACTAAACCGCGGAACCGGCATTCAGGCCGCCAAGCGAGGATCCGTGCATCACTGAAGGCTCCGAGCCGGTGTCCGAGTTCCTGGCGATAGCCGAAGAAACGCGTCGTAACCTGCTGAATGGTTTCCCGGCCAGTGACCAGGCCGACGATGGTGCCTTTTCTTTTGGAAGCCGATCGGAGCTAGCTCGGAAAACAGTCGAAGTGATTGCGGACCTGGCGTTGGCGCAGGGATGCCCGAAAGCAGGGCTCTATGAATCGGGGGTGGCCACTTTCATCACTCTGACAGGACATCAGGCCGAAAAATCTGAACCGGTTGAGGGCGCACTTGGAAGGAGCCGGAATCGGTCCCAGGATCCTGCTTGGCTTCAAACAGTTGCTGTCGCCGTTCAGAACGTCCGAGCACAGGTCGTTGGTCAAGGGGGCGAGCCAGCGCCAGTTCACTGAATCCGTGACAACTCAAAAGCTACACTGGTTAAGATTAATGAATTCAACAACTTAGTTTAACCCTTAACCGAAGATCCCAGACCCCCTGGCGAGTTGTTCCTGAAGAACTACCACCAGGACCACCGGCGCAACCACCAGACCTAAACTGTTGTATTATATATATTTATATTAAAATAGTTAGTTTAGTTAGTAGTAAGGCGGAAAAATGCTCCTAAATAAATGCTGAAAAGGACGCCTCTGGTGACCAGGTAGGCAGCAGGTCGAGAAGGCCCAAAAAAGAAAAAACGCAAAAATGCAAAATAAAAGGGGTGCATATTTCCGAGAATGAAACCAACAACTAACACCTTCCTCTTTCAGCATTACAAAGCAAGCATGTTAAGCATGACCGAACTCTTCGGGTTGTTCATTCCAGATCGCACCCATTTGGCGCAATGCCCATTGATCCTGCCTCCGCGCTTCTCACATTGCCCCGTTTTCTAACGAGGACCGGCCCCACGGCCAGCTTGGCGTGACCATTCTGAACGGATCACGCCCAGGCTGACCTGTTTGATGGGCACTGGCGAGCCATGACGGGGCGGGTCCACAAAACGACGAAAACGATCTCCTTTGACCCGATTCAGGGTTCATTTTTGTAGTTAGTCTCCAACCCCAATTCCCAAAGGAGACACACAGAATGGACCCATCATCCCAGACGGCCCCTCACTCCGGGAACACGCTGAACAGCCGGTTTCAGGTAGGTGAACCATGATCACCCTTGAGATGCTGGACCGCACCCACCAAGCCTACCTCGCCAACCAAGCCAAGGAAGCGGCCGCGCAGGAAGATACCGTCGCCGTCCGCCAAGCCTGCGACGACCGGCAAGCCCACCAGCGTCCGTCCTGCGATGATGAGGCGCTGTACGTGGCCACGGATTGTACTTACTGGCGAACCGATCGGCCGACTGGCCTCGCTGGGGACCTTGGTGTGAACGGCACCTGTTATCGTCGGCTGGACCCAATCTATTTCGCCTGGCTGTGGCAACAAATGGAAAAGGTCCAGTGGGCTCACCACACGGGTAAGATGCCGCAAGCGCTTTTCGATCAGGTGTCGCAGCGCTTTCAAGAAATCTACGCCTGGGCCTTGGTGACATTCGACGAAGACTCGATCGACAAAGCCCGCAAGGCGTTCGCGCTTCGTGCCCGCCTTTACAAGCCTCCATCGATGGAGCCATTGATTCGCCTGGGGTTCGAACCAGCACCGGAGGACCGAGACCGCGCCGAGGAGGACCGGCGCAAGCAAGCCTACCTGTTTCCCGAAAAAGCCGCCGATGACTCTTGGTCGTTTTGGACGCCCGTTGCCGAGTCGGCACGGGAAAAGGTGGCTGCGATTCAGGCGAAAGCCTTGGCAAAGGGCTGGACAGAAGGTTCGCTTTGGCAGAATCGGGGAACCTTCAAGTTCCCATTCGGCGATGGCTATGGCCTGATTTGTTTTGTGAAGGACGCTGACCAAATCGGCCAGGTGCGAGCGGACCACATCGAGATCATCAAACCGGCGCCAGCCAATTCGATCCTCCGCTTCCAAAAACCGAAGGATTGAGCCTCACCCAGAGCCCTTCCTTGTGAGGGCTGGTACCCAAAATAGGCCGCGCCCATCGCCATTTTTGGCAAAGGGTGCGGCCAGCGGGCTCGACTTGCGGGTTAGCTCAACGGGTCATGGCAACCACAAGGGCTTCATTACTTTGGCGCTCGGGATTTTCTGCGGCCTCCTCCACGGCGTCCATCTCTTCATCAAAAGCGACCTGCTCGATCGTGTACCGATACCGGTTCCCGCTACCTTTTACTCTTTCAAGTTGAAACCCGGCTGCTTCGATGGCTTTCCGGTCATTCAATAATCGGTGGCCCAACTGTCGCGCGTTCTGGATACCAAATGGTTTTCCGGTGAAATCCTTGAACACGCGCTGAAGGCTGACCAGGAGTTCCTTGGCCAAGACCTTTTTGATCCGAAAAGGCGAATGGAAGGAGATAAGGTATCGCTCTCCAAAACTAGCCGAGGAGTCTTTGGTCTGCCTCGCCTCGTCAGCCTCCAGGGCTTTCCGGTATGCCTGAAATAGGATCGACAGGCCGAGTGCGATTTGGTTCCCATCCGCCTCCGTTTCCTCGGTGACTTCATTCAATCGCTCGATCATGAAGGAGAAAGATTCCCGCAGGGTTTGGAGGGCGGCGACGATTTCTTCCGGCTCCTCGATGCAGATGATCATCAGGTACATCAAGCTAAGGTAGTCATGGCATCGCTTCTTGTTGTGGTTACCCAACCGGTTCTCCAGCAATTCCACGGCGGCTTGGTGCCAGCCTGCTTTGATCAAGGCCAAAACCCCGGCCGTCCGAATCATCAAGGCTGACAAGATGTAGTCTCGGTGCTTTCGGATTTCATTGAGCACGGAAAACTCGATGAACCCGGATCGGCCATGCGCTTCATCGAACTCGATGGTGAAGAGCCGGGTCTGGATTTCGCCGAGTTCCGCACCCAGGGGTTCGATTCCCGTCGTGTTGATTAGGCACTTGGTCGGTGTCTTGACCACATCGGAATTGGTCCCGATGGCGATCTTCTCCCGAACGGCCTGGGTCGTCGCGAGAAGAAAAAACTGGTTTTTCTCAGTGTCGACGTTCTTCACTTCCACATTGTCCAGGGCGCATAGCGGATTCCTCGCGGCATCGGCATAATCAGCGGGGGTGGTGCTTGTGCGCAACTGAGGGTCACCATAGATGAGCGTCGTGATCATTTTTCCGGCTGCCGATTTGCCCGAGCCTTGCTTACCTTCAAAACGGGTCATGGGTCGCGTCCCGGCGAAATCGATGAGAAGAAAACAAGAAAGCCAGGCCATGACGAACTTTCGGTCATGCGCAGCACAGGTCATGTTTTGCATGATGATCCTGTCGACCAGCTTCGCTGCCTCAACGGGGTCGGCATCGGGGATAAACTGGATCGGCCGCATCTTATCCGATTCACGAAGCACGATCCCTTTTGGGTTGTCGCCATTCTTGAGAAGCCTCACGCCATCAGGTGAGATGCAGGCGATTTCATTGGCGTCGTTATTCAAGTTGAAATACACGGTGAATGTGTCCGTCTGGGAGTAAATCCAGGCTAGGTTGGCGACTTGGACACCCTCCTCCCGCGCAAGGTTCCGCAGGGTTTCGAGGATGACCCGGCCTGACGAAGACTCCTTTGTAAGCCCCGTGTGCTTTTGAAATACGGATAGGTACGAGCGTCGCCTCCCGACATTCCGGCTACCCGACTCCAGGATTTCGTTTTGGAAATACACGAACGGTTCCTCATGCTGGGTGTAGAAAAACTTCGCACCGTTTTCTTTGAACCACTGGTACACGACCTGGCCCAGTTCTTCATTTGTGACCCTGGAAGGATCATCAGCCGCCAACCGATATTTGAGCATCGCCTCTTGGCAGGACCCCTCTTTGACGGCCTGAAGCTGGGTCGCCAACTGTTGGCGCTGGTCCCCGGATTTTTTTTCGGCTTTCGCGGCTTTGCTCCCGGCCCGAAGCTCGCTTCGAAGTGCCTTCAGGGTGATCGCCTTCTTCCCGTATCGTTGCTGGATGAGCTTCAAGCATTTTTCCTTGAGGTATTCCGGCAACTTGGCAATCTCCACCATGAGCGGCTGGCGCTGCTTGAACCTTTGCTTGTCGTCCAGCGTGATATCGAGTTGGGCAATTTTGATCTCGATGGGTGACTTCGCCTCCGCGAGCAGCTCTTGAAATTCCTCGGCGGTGTAACCCAAGGTGAAATAGCCGTTGAGATCAATCTTGGCGTCGGCAATCAAGCGTTTGACAGTGGCCAGGTCCTCCTCGCTCGGATCCCTCAGTGACGCTTTCAGGTTCCTCGGATCCGAGTCCGGCCCGATCCCGAAATCCTTGAGAAGTTGATCGCGGGCGTCTCGTTGTTTGCGACCCAACGGAAGCGTGACAATCCGCGCGTCGATGTGCTTCTCCTCCAACAGTGTCGCCGTCATGATCGCACCGCTCAGCCCGACCCGGCTCAATTCGTTATCCTGGCAGATGAATACGTGCTTGACGTGCGCAAGTGCTTCGGCCAGGCGGGCTACATCCCTTTTTGGGAACCCGACTGTGACAGGCGAGATCACGGCGAGACCCTGCTGCATGGCCGCGATGCAATCGGTCACGCCCTCGGTGATGAGCACCTGCTCCGGTTTGCGAAGCAGGCAGTCCTCATTGTAAAAGGTGCTGTTGTCCATGCAGGGATCGACGTAGGGACGCTTTTTGGGATCATGAACCAGCAGTTTCAGGTACTTGCCCATGGTGTCCTTTTTTGACCAGGGCGTCTTCCGTCCAATCATGGAGACGATCCGGCCGCCGCGCCAATAGGGAAAGGTGACTCGATCCTTGAGCAGGGACTTCGCCATTTTGTTTTCGGTCAGCCAGAACGCGCCGGTCCGAATCGCGTCGCGGCGTTCGATGCCGAATTCTGTGTGAAGTTGCTCGATGGTCTCCTGGCTGGAGAGGTTGGCAATGCCGATTTTCAGATCGGTGATTGTTTCCATGGTGAGGCCATAATTCTCGCGGATCCAACCCAGTGCCCGAGCGTTTTCGAGCAATCGCCTGTGGAACAGCTCGGCAATGGCGGCCAAAGCGGTCAAGCATTGCTCCTTATGGAAGTATGCTTCCTCCATGGCTTTGATTTCGGCCTCGGATTTGCGATGCGCACCCAAAGGTTTCAAGCCGCACCGGCTGGCCAGGTAGTCCCGCGCGGCCTTGTGCGATTCCGTCATGGACCCACGCATCTTGGTGGTGCATTGGCCTGACTGGATGAACTCGACCAGGTGAAGCACGTCCCCGCCGACCTGACAGCCCCAGCACCGCCAGGAGTTGGTATCCAGGAACACGTGCAAGCTTCGCTTGGATGTGCTTTGGTGATGCGGGCAATCACATTCAAGCCTGTGAGCCGACGCCTCCGTGATCCGGGAGCCGAGAAGATCCCGGGCCACGTCCGAAATGGGCACGGCGGTCAACGTTTTATAGTACTGCGTCACTTGGGGATCACGAGGCATGTGCGGTTCCTTTCAAATCAACGGGCTCTCCGGCCAGCAGGGTGCCCAAAAGGGTTTGTCGTTTGTTGACGTTTCGTTTCTGGGCCGCACCTTTGGCGCCCCAGCCGTCGCCGACCAGCATGACGGTCTTCCTGGCACGGGTGACAGCCGTGTACAGCAGGTTTTGGTTGTTGAAGAACTGGTGGGTTTCGTGGGCGACGACAATGGCGCAGGGGTACTCGGACCCCTGGGCCTTGTGGACCGTCAGGACATAGGCCAGTTCGAGATTTATCAAATCCTTCCCTGCGATGGATACCGTCTGATCCTCGAACACGACTGTCACAACCCCGTTTGAAGCCACTTCCAAAACAGTACCGACCGCGCCGTTCATGACGCCCAAGTCATAGTTGTTGCGCGTCTGGATCACCTTGTCGTGTCTGTAGAACTTCGGTTTCTGTTTTTCGCCGACGCGGGGGACGATCACTCCATAGTGGTGTTTCTGCACCGCCGATTGGATCAGTTTGTTGAGGGCAATGGTCCCCAAAGGCCCTTTCCTCTGCGGGGTGAGGATCTGGGCATCCTTTACCGGGTCCAAGCCAAGACCACGCTCCAGCCGGCCTTCGTAGAGGGACACCAGGAATTCTTGGACCATCGTGACCTGCTTGAAGTTCTCTACCGAGTACCAAGGCTTCCTGCCGTCCCCTTTGGGAGTGGGCATGACGTGGCCTTTCAGGATGGCCATGCAGTTCTCTTTCAGCTCTCCCGCTTGGCGGACCACTTCATCAAGAATGACCGTGGGGATGGCCTTGGACCGGATCAGGTCCCGCAACGGGTTTCCCGGCCCGACCGGTTCGATCTGGTTATGATCGCCTACCAACAGCACCGTGGTCCGTTCCAGGTCAATGCACTGGAACAGGGCCCAAGCTAATTCGACGTCGACCATGGAAAATTCATCGACGATGATGATGTCGGTATCGATCGGATCTCTATCGAGGCGGCGGAATTGCTTCCCTTGGTACCCCAACAACCGGTGAATGGTGGAGGCATCCATCTCGGTGACCTGCTCCATTCGTTTGGCGGCTTTCCCAGTTGGCGCACAAAGGGTCACCGCCAATCTGCGTTCCTCGTAGATCTCCTTGACCTTTCGAATGGTGAACGTTTTGCCACTGCCGGCACCGCCGCTCATGAGCGCGATTCGGTGCCGCAAGGCATATTCGACGGCCTGGCGCTGACCGGCCAGCAATTGATGCTCGCCCGTATCTGCCTCGGTGATGATGGACGCAATGTCCTCGTACTCGAAGTGACAGTTGGTTTTCCAGGCATCGTGGAACATGTCCCGGAGCTCCGTCTCATATTGATAAATGAGCGGATGCGACAGCACGAAACGGCCGTGGACCGACGATTGAACAAGTTTTCCCTTTTCGACGAGGCCGGTCAGGCAACGATCAATTCGCTCCTCGCTATCGTTGGCATCCAAAGCCAGGTCCTTTTCGGTCTTCTCAATAAGGGCTTCCCAGTCGACATAGCAATGACCTGCGTTTTCTTTCTCCTCCCTTACCTTGTGGCGTAGGGCCGCTTCAATACGGCAATCCGCATCCTGAGCGACCCCTACCTTCAACGCAATCTCATCGGCTTTTTTGAATCCAAAACCAGGGACATCCTCAATGATTCGATAGGGATTGGTTTTCAAAATGCCAACGACATCGTGCCCATAGGTGCTGATCAAGGTGGCGACCTGGTGGTGGGTCAGGTCGTAGGCCGAGAGGTACGCCATCACCTCGTTGTTGGTCTGGTTCCCGCGCCAAGCAGCCCGGATGTTCTCGATCGTTTCCATGGGGACATGGGCCACTTCCTTGATTCGCTCCGGCTCCTCGAAAAGAACCCGTTCAAAATCGGAACCGAAGGCATCGGCGATCGCGGCAGCTTTCGCGGTTCCAATACCTGAAAAGGCTGGATTCCCGGCGAGGTAGTTGCACAGACCCTCGGGTGTAAGATCCAGGGACACCTGGACAGTAGCCACATCCATCTGCCAACCAAATTTGGAATGGTGTTTCCAAGTCCCCTTCAAGGTGATGCGCTGGCCAACCTGGGCCGAGAGGTTCCCTTTGAATGTCTTGACTTCGCCTGACTCCGTTCGAAGTTTCCCAATCATGAAGGGTCCATTTTGATAGGTGATCCGGCAGACTTCACCAGTCAGGGTTTTGGAAGTACTGTTTTCGTGGTTGTTCATGTCGCACACACCTTTTTGAAAAATCGAAGTAGATAGGTTTCGGTGAACCGGCGAGCGGCTTCGCGGTCGGAGCAGAAATAGATCGGGATGTCGTGATCCACGCAGATCGCAATCACGGAACCGAGGATGGCGTTGGGGTGGACCTTGCTCCGATAGTTACCGTCGAGCACATCGCGCAGATGACCCTCGACAACGACACAGGCCCGTTCGTAGGTTTGGAGTTTGTGCAGCTCCCGGCGAAAGCGGTCCCGGCCGCGAATGAGCGTGCCGACCAAGTCGGGCAGGGACTTGCGTTCCACGGCGACGGCCGTTTCGTGTCCGGCAAGTGAGTAATCACCGGCCGGAAGCGCCCGACGAACGGAATTAAACCGCTCGTCGGCGAACGCATAAGGAAGCTGCTCACGGGTATCGATGACGACCGTGGGCTTCGTGTTCATGGTCAGAAGGGCACACTGTCTTGGGTGCTGGCCTGCGCGTCGGGGTCATCGATTTCGATCAGTCGCTGCAGGTAGATGTTTTCGTAGTCGTTCTTGGTGACCTTTTTGACCTCCAGTTGGATGTCCAGCAACTCATGAAGCCGATGTTCCAAATCCGACAATTTAGCCAGGACCAATCCGGCAATGATCAGGTCTCTTTTCAGCCACTTGATGCTGGCCTCGGTGATCACGCTGTTCTTCCAAAGCAGCCGTTTGCGCTGGGTGGGTCCGATGATCCGCAACGTCCACTTGAGCATCGGATTGCCGGATTTGGATCTGGTCAGTTCGATTTTGTCCACATTCACCTGATACTTGCCGTCGGGCACAGGTGTGTGATTTGTTTCGCTGGCTTCCTCGGATTCGAACTTGTTGTCAAGTTCGGCCAGGTCGATTTGTTCGAAATCACTCATGGTTGTTTCTCCTAGCGGCTCTGGATTCGGGCACAGCGGTGCCAGGGCGCCGGGATGTCGGTCATCCAGGCACCTGGGAATCCAAGCCAATGGTGTTGTGGTTTGTGGTTTAAAACGAGCTGGTTAACTCGATTGCGCTAGGTGTTGTCGGTTCCCACGAATGCGTTGGTGATGGCTTGAAGATTCGCGGGAAGCTTGGCGGGTAGGCGACCGAGGGCGGTCCCTGCGCTATGGGTCAAAACGGGTTTCGATCGATCCGCCTCCTCTTTGAAAGCATGCTGGTGGATGAGTGATCGGGTCAGGATTTCAGGCTGCACTCTCGACCTGCCACTGGGTCACCCGGAACTTGCCGAACGGGCCTCGGCGGTCGGGCCGGAAATCACCCAGGCCAATTCGCCTCCCGGCGATGTCCACCAGTTTCCGAAGTGAAGCAACCGTGAGGAAGTCGGTGTCCAGGGTCATCTCAAAGGATAGTGCCCAGTCGCGGAAAATCGGCCAGTACCGCAGCACGCGCTTTCCGGTGGACGGGATGCGAATGGTCCGTTCGTCGACTGCCCAGCCGCAGTCGCTTTGGATCCGCATCTCGTAGCCCTCGATATCGAGGCCGTTGGCAACCAAGCTGTCTTCCTTGATTGCGGCTGTGCGGAGATCGCGAACGGGTTGGATGAGTCTCTCGGCATCGAGGATGCAGCGCAGCAGGTTCGGCTGCGGAATCACCGGGAATCCGGCTTCATCGGTGTAGAGCCGGGCTTCCGCTTCGTCGGCCGGAGCCCGGCGTGAACCGCTCGCGTGTCCGCCGCCGTAGGTCTCCTCGGAACATCGGTTGATAAGTAAGGGCGTAATGCCTGTGATGGTTGTGTGAATGTGTCGCATTATTCTGGTTCTCCTGAGTGTCCTTGCCTAGCCAAGCGGGAGCCGCAGCCATGTCATGCCTTGCCGAGTTTCAATGGTTAGGCTTGGGTTTGGGGTTCGGGGGTGGTGGCCTCGAAGGCTTTGGCCAGAGCCGCGTAGGTCATGGGCAGCTTGGCCTCCAGCCGACCTGAACGGTCACCGGCGACGTAGTCCGGACTTGGCTTGGTGTAGATCACCCGTTCGGCCTGGTTTAGTCCCTTCTCATTTCGATCTACCGAGCACAGCGCCACGATGTCGGCCAAGTCGAGAATGAACTGTCCCATCTTCTCCGGGAGGTTCGGCACGATCCGCGTTCGCGTGCCGGTTCGGGTTTCGATGGCCTTCTCGGTGCTGTGCGCGGTCATCCAAAGGCCGACCGGGAGCATGCTCAACTTGGTCAGGGCACGGATGAACTCGTTGCGCACCAACGCATAACCTTTGCCGTAGCCCATGTCGCTTTCGTGCTGGATGCCGTGCTGCGCGCACACATGGTCCGTGCAGAAGCACAGCAGGTTTGTGACCGTGTCGATGCAGATGACCTTGAAGGAATGGTCCATCTTCGCAATCTCGGCACACGCCTTAAGGAAATCCTCCCAGTTCTTGATCGGTTGGACGAATGCCTCGACATGGTTGTGGCCCGCTTCGGTAGCGAGGAACAGCGTGTCGGGAATCTGGGCGCACAGCTCGGTTTTGCCGATTTTGTTTGGGCCGTACAACAGGACGGTTTGGGAAATGAGTGATTGGTTCTTGGGTTGCTTTTCGGTGGGGAGTTTCACGCAGGGGTCTCCTTATTTATATGTATGGGTCAAAAGATGGGCGCTTCGGCTGCGGCCGGTTCCTCGGCCAGCTCCGAATGCGGGGGTTGACGTTCGTAGAAGGTGGGGATGAGGTGTTCGTTGTCGGGCGACTGGCACAACGGCAGGTAGGCGCACGCGCGGCCGTACTGGTAGCAGGCGCCTCGGTTCGGCAAATAGGCGTTTGCTCGGCGGGCTTCGAGCAGGGCCTGAGTCAGGTCCCAGATTTCCCCGGCGACCTGCTGCAGGTCACCTTGGGTGAACAGGACCTCCTCGCGGACGAACATGCCGGGCTCGTCGTATTTGGCAGCAAGCCGGTCTTTGAAGGCTTCGTCGGATTCCGGCAGCCGTCGCTTCGCGGAGGACCGACCAGTTTTCGATTTCGCGATCAGCGCTGCGCGGCGGGCTTCGAACTCGGCCTCGGTTTCGCCCCGGCTTTGCTGGAGGCGCGCCTTGCACAAGACGTTGTAGATGACACCTTTGATCTCGAGGCCCCAAACGCGCCGGGCGTATAGGGAATAGATCGAGATCTGAAAATCTCGCCACAGCCGTTCCAAGTAGGCGGCGTCCACTTGCGAGGCCGTCTTGGTCTCCAGCAGGAAGTGGTCGTCGCCCCGCTTCACGATCCCGTCGACCTTACCCGCGAACCGGAAGGACCGGGACACGCGGCCCGACTTCGGATTCACGATCGGGCCCTCGAACTTTTTCTCGAGCGCCATGATTTCGAAATCCTCGGTGGGGTAGCGTTTGACGTAGCCCTTCATCATGGCGGTCGCGAGATGCCAGTCGGCGCGTTGTTTCTCGTCGGTGGCTCGATCGGAATAGATCCGATCGATGTGATCCAGCACTGCCGGCAGGTCCTGTTGGCTGTGCCAGGACTCCAAGCAGTCGTGGATCAGCGAACCGAACGAAAGGGCCTGTGCCCGTTCCAGCGGCACCAGCTCTTCGATGTAACGCCAGCGCATTTTCTGGCGGCAGCTCAGGAAGGTGGCGAGCTGGGAATAGGTGATCAGCGTCTTCGGTTTCATGATGCAGCCTCGGCCGCAGACTTTTTGCGTCTGCGTTTCTTCCGGTTGCGCGGGTGTCGAGGTGGCTGGCTGGGGCAGGGGTGAATGCGGGAAAGCGAGAAGGCATCTTGGCCGAGGAAACGATGGACCAGGCCGACGAACAACGTGTTCACGGTTTGGCCGACCTGGTTCCCGGCCTGGATCACCAGGGTCCGCCTCTTGAAGTCGGCGGCCAGATCGCATTCGAGGAGCACGCGGGACTGGCCAAACAAGGCCTCGGCCGAGATCAGGGCAAGCGCCAGGTCGCTTTCGACGGCGTCCATGGACACGTGGTCTTTGAACTCGTATTTGTAGATGAGCTTGGGCATGGGTGGGTCCTTTCGGGAGGTGGTCGGCATGGGTAGGGGCTAAATACAGAAACCAGCGGCGAATCCGGTCAGGATTTTTTATTTTTTTTAGGATCGAGCTTGGTGTCCCGTTTTGACCCCGAGGGAGCTGAAACCCTTCGGGGCGTGTTGGAGACTAAATACCGGAAGCAGGAGAGAAACGGATCATCCATCTTGGCTGTCGATCGCGACCCGTCTTTTTCGGGCCTTCCGCCCTCGTTGGGTTGAGGACTAACTACAGGCGCGGTTGGCAAATCGGCTCAGGCAAACCTGAAATAATCTTGGAAACCGCTTCTGGCCAATCGCTGCCGGAGGTTTTTCTTGTAGCGTTTTGCGGTCGACTCAGAAACGCCAAAGGCCCGAGCTACCTCGGGAGCGCTCATCATTTGAAAGGCGAGCGCCACAGCAGCCAGCCCTTCGGGGAGCCGCTGGAGGAATCGCTCTAAATCCACTCTGAAATGAGTCGCTTCAGTGGTTGATGGTGCCTTGAAGCGCGTTTGGTTCTGGTGCTGACTGAAAAGAGGGCTCTCATTGACCCCGTTTAGCGGGATAGGATCATTCATGGAACACGTTTTCCGACAATCCCGTTTCTGCGCAGTGCATTCGTCGATGAAATTACGGGCGCGCTGGTCCACCACCATTTTGCCGAAGGAGTTCCAGGTCCCGAGGGTTTGGTTCCAATCGGGCTGTTTTCCCCAAAGATGGATGATCAATTCCTGTTCGAGATCCTCGACGTGATGTCGAGGCAGGCCAAGGGTTTCAATCACATGGGCTGCTTTGTACTTGATGTAGCCTGCGAGGTACTTGCCGAACAATTCACGAATCTCTTGATGTTTCAAAAAGGCTCTCCCTCTGCCGGGGCAGAGGAAGGCCGTTGCGGGTACCGAATCGCAGACCGGCCCTGCAGACACACGGAGGCCGTTGCGATACTGCGGTAGCAGTACCCACAACGACCTCCGCTTGTTCCGGTCAGTCGATGTTCAGAATGGGTTGTATTTTGGTGGCCACACGCTTACTTTGGACCGCAGGTCAGGCGTGCCTCTTGTTGGATAAGCGCTTTGGAATGGGGCGGGTAAACGAAAAAGGGGGCGTCCGAGTGAGCCTCATCGATGACGTCGAAGGGCAGGTGGGACGCCAGGTTCCTTCGTTCATGCACTAACTACAGAAAGCGAAGGGGAACCGCGTCACAAAATGTGAAAATAATCCTCTTCGGTGGCTGGAAGCCTGCCAGCCAGGCGAGGCGATTTTCGTTTACGTGTCATTCGAATGGGTGAATCAAATCACTTAGGCTTTTTCGTGTTCCAGCTCTCTGGGCTCACCGTTGGTGATTTTGATTTGATCAATCCATCCGTTTTTGATTTCGTCCAACTCGACAAAAAAATCGATCCAGCTCTGGCTAAGGGTTGCCTCGGGATTAAAAGGTTTCGGTGGGTTGTTTCGCACGGGATATCTGGATTTCTTGATGATTGTCGGCGGAGGATCGAGCAGTGGTTCGCCGTTCGTCACGTACAAGTCCTTGATTTCACCGAAGAGAAGCTCACAGGTCACTTTCTTGTAGAGCAACTGACGGAGGGCGGACAATTGGCGTACCGTGGAATAGGTCATTCGCTATTCTCCTGAGAAATTCGAAAAGATTAGGGTTTTCGAAGTCGCAACGAATGACCACCACCCATAAAGAACGCTCATAGACTATATTGAGACAGGTGTGATAGTCAGCACGAAGACATCGAAAGTTCGTGTATTTGACGACAAACCAGGCACGTTAGTCAACACCCCGTTCTGTTTTTTCAGACTTTTTACGAGAAGGTTAATCACCCTGGTTCCAGCTAGTTAGAAAAAAGCAGCAACCTTCTATTTTCTCCCGCCCCTCAAAAGTGTCCGTCAGCAGGACAAACCACGCCCTATTCAAAAAATTACAACCTGGCTCTAACTTTGAGATTTGCCCATTTTATTCGCTGCATCGACCATAAGCGTTCATGGGTCAGCGGCCTCACCAATCGCTCATTGATGGGATCAGGCCCCTTATATACCAACGGGAGATCAATGATATCCTCCGCGATATCAGGAGCGAGCAGTAGCAAGTTTAAGATCTGCGTTACTCGATTCTTGGAAAGATGGTGTTTTCTCGCAAAGTCTGCCTGGTTTTCATATTCCCCATTTCGAATCTTTTGGTCGATCAAAAAAGCACACCGCATCAATCGAGAAATTCGCGGGACGCGACCTGCTGGCACAGTTTGCTCTAGATCCCAAAGGCCCAGTATCTGGGGAGCCGAATGAATGCCGACATCTCTTTTCGGCAATGTGAAGGTCCGCTGCTTTTTCACCTCAAACCTCGTGCTGTTCCGTCAAGGCGACGATTCCACTATTCCTCACGACGATCTCGAATGCTCCGAATTTTCCCTCGTTGCCGTCGAACACGATTCGATCTATCAACAGTTCAACCATACGACGTCGTTCGCCAAACGAGAGAGCATCCCAAGCTGGGTTGAAACGGGCGAGTGCGTCCCTGAAATCAGAGGCGGAAAACGGCAACAAGCCTATTCGTTCAAGCTGGTTTCTTATTTGATCCAGACCCTGACGGATATCCTCAAGCCCCTCTTGAATGGTCTCGACTTCTTCTGCTTTCTCAGGTTTTCGTTCGCAATACCTAAGCCGTGCATGGAGTCTTTTCCGCTCAACCTTGAGGTTGGCCTCGTTTTCTCGGAGCGCAAAAACCTGAGCCTCATATTTGGCTTCCGCAGGTGTGATCAGGGACTCGATGAACTCGGAATCGGAGCCGATCCGCCGCAGTTCACCGATGACATCCTGCTCGATCATCGCGGCCGAGATCCGCCGTTTCTTGCAACCACACTCCCCCTTTCGGTTGTACCGTGAGCACTGATAGTAAATGTATTTCTTTCCGTTCCGCTTCGTGTAGGTCGGGCTCATCAGCTCGCCGGAATGCTGGCAATAGATGAGGCCCTGCAGGAGTGCATACGACTTGCGCGACCGTGCCCTGCGATCGCGGGGGTTCTTCTGGGAGAGCAGTGCTTGGGCCTTGGCAAAAGTTTGCTCGTCGATGATTGCCTTGTGCTCCCCTTCAAAGACTTCCCCGTTGTAGGCGACCTGTCCAAGGTACAGCCGGTTTCGAAGGATCCCGGAAACATATGGACGAGAGAGTTGGACGCCTCCCGTGATCCGCCCTGTAATAGTGGTCCGCCGCTTGGTGCGAACCCCTCGTTCGGCCAACTCTTCCATGACCTCCAATATGGATTGGCGCTCCAGGTAGAGCTGGAAGACTTCACAAACGGTGGCGGCCTCCTCTTCATTCACGACAAGCCGTTTTCCTTCAGGATGTATGTCGTAGCCCAAAGGCGGAGGGCCACCGAGGAACTTTCCTTTTCGCCGGGCGGCGTCCCTCTTGTCCCGGATTCGCTCCACGATGGTCTCTCGCTCGAATTGGCCGAACGAGGCTAGGATATTCAAGATCAAGCGTCCCATCGAATTCGAGGTATCAAAGCTTTGCGAGACGCTGACAAAGTCAATGTTGAGCCTTTGAAACTCTTCGACCATGGACACAAGGTCGCCGACGCTCCGACTAATCCGGTCGACTTTGTACACAGCGATCGCGTCGAACTTCCCAACCTTCGCATCTGCAAGCAATCGTTGCAGTGCCGGTCGATCGGTATTTGCGCCGGTGAACCCCCCGTCGTCGTAATATTCTGGATAGACTTCCCAGCCGATACCGCGCTTGGCCTTGATGAAGTCTTCACAGGCCTCCCGCTGAAATTGAAGCGTGTTGTCTTCAACATTCAAGCCCTTCGCGGTGGACTTGCGGGTATAAACTGCCACCAGCACGGGTTTGGCCCCCTCTGGCTTGGTATTCGAATTGACTTTCATTCTCACGCGATCGTTGCCTCCGGTCAGGACTTTGGTTTGGCCCCCAGCTTAAAGAAGACATAGGGTGAGTAACTGGCGCCGGTCGCGGCTTTGACGGCTGCGCTGAAACTCGCGTAGACCTTGCCGTCCCACTCGAAGCCTGAGCGCTTGATGGTGATGCGAACTTGGCGGCCCTTGAACTCCCGCTCCAGGACCGTGCCGGGTTTGGGGATTCGGGGGTCCCGCCCCGTGTCGTCCAGCGCCGAATCCTCGCCGGTCTTGGGCTCCGTTTGTTTCTTCCTTTTGATTGGGGAAGAACCAGGCGCCATCACCCTCAATTCGGTGAGATCCGCTTTTTGGGCCTCGGCAATGAAGCGTTCGGACCAACCACCTTCAGCTTTCGCCTGAATGCCCCAAGCAATTCGACGTTTCAGCCACTGGTGCCGGTGGGAATGGGGACGCTCGTTGAACACCTCGATGTAGGCAGCACGAAGCTCAAGGCCGTTCATGCGGTCGAGGGCCTTGATTTTTTTCTCTACTTCAGAATACATAAACAGCTCTCTTTATTGTTTTTGTCCAAAAGGAGCGTCTCTATGGAGCTCTTTTTTTGCGCTGCCAGCAAGTCTTTTCTGGGGATTACGAAGCGGTTCTCGTTTCACTTCCCTGATATCGTTAACGGGTTTCTGGAGCCCTGTACGGAATTCTGGCTGTTCGCCCGATTGGGTAAGGCTCTCGCCGAGGTGACTTCGCAAATAGCCACGAATGAGGATATCGCCGACCTCTGCCCGGATTTGGTCTGGGGACATCTCGCTGGGATGGTGCTGCAAGGAAGCCTCCGGTGGTTTTGGTTGCCCGCGTATTTATCGCGGTTGGAGACTAACTACAGGAGAGAACCGGAAATCGGGTCAGGGGAGCGCCAGATTTGCCCTGGAAATCAGGTCCCGAGCTTTTGACTAGCCACGAGTTGCTTAAAAGACCTTCTTGACCATCGGAGAGATCTGTAGCTTTAAAGTGAAAACTGAAAGATTCTTTTGGAGAATCGAATATTTACTAAATCCGTTTCTCAGGAAAGGAACATTATTCATGAGCTACCTCTGGAAGGCAACAAAGGAAGGTGGTAGCATGGTGACTACTATACACCTACACCCCTGCAGAATGCGCGTCCTCAACAAGGCGCATTTGAGACTTGGACATTTACAGGGAGAAAATGACAAACGAAAAAATGATAATAGACCCAGGTTTTGTAAATCACCGAAAGGTTATTTCTGTTCTAGGAGATAATGGAATGGAGTTGATCAAGAGGTTTACTGACCAAATGTCCCCATCCACTCCTGAATGGCAGAAACAGATTTTTTTTGACAAATGTTATACCAAAGTTGTTGTTGATTTTTGCAAGGTGAATAACATCTCATCTCTAGACCATCTTATTTTAAGCAGGAAAGGTCGACTCTTTTGCTCAGTAGTCAAACTCCTGCCCTGTCCGGAAATATACAACAAGCAAGAGGTACACCTGGAGTGTGCGTCATTTAAAAGTGTAGGATTAGATGTTGTATTTAGGGTCACAGTAAAAAAAGTAACTGGAGATACTCTGAAATCCCGCCTGCACTACGGAGGCGAGTTTGCAATAGTAGCACTTCTGGAAAGGAAAGCCGGCAAACAGCTTCTTTTTCACCCACTAATAATCGGCCTCCCTCATATGATGGACATGGACACCGGAAATCTCACCTGGAATCTTTATAATGACTACTACAATGTGTACATTGAGAATTTTGATGAGTTTTCACGAGTCCGAGATTACAAACTGTCTTCGAACTTTTCTGAAATGAAGCATATTAAAGAAAAAACTTTCAAAAGCGCGCTTGGTAGGATTCTGTCTGAATCCACTCCTAAAGACTGGGGAGGAGAGACTTCCGATTTTTTCACATCTCATCTCCATCTCAGAGGAAGGAGATTAAGAGGTGCTTTTCTTTTAAAGGGGCCTTCAAAATTTTCTCCAATGACTATGAAGCACTTGGGAGCCAATGGAGACCAAATTGTTCGACTCTCAAAAGAGCCAGCAGATGTTCTGATTGTACAACATTGTCATGATATTACACCTTCAGTAATCGAAACATTGAAAGCTTTCGCTACCCAGCCTAGTAACCCTAGGTACTACTGCCTGGTTGATGGCAGAGAGTCTCTTAGGGTGCTTGAGGCGTTTTCTTTAAAAGAGTGGGCTTTAAGCCAATCCTCAGCCGAGTCAAGGCATAAACCCTGACCTTTTTGTTTTTTAATTCCCGCTCCTTAAAAACAACTACCCCTAAAAAGGCTTCACAAGAAAATCAAAGACAAGTGCATTTTAGATACCAGAAGGTTTGGCGGAACCGATCTCCCGACATGCCTTCCGCCGGGTTCGGGTAGATTCGCGCAAAATCCAACAAGGCTATATGGCCACAACAAAACTCTCTCAATAAAACAACATCTAGCCGAAACATCTCGAGGGAGGGGTACAAGTTGCTATTTGAACAAGCTTTTATGTCGCTACCAGAGTTTCTCACAGGTCTTCCCTATCAAAGTCCCGACTTTGAAGGCACATTGTTGTCAGCATTTTCAATGGCAGTTCTTCAAGAACTGAATGGCCGAAATATAAATAATCCGATTTCGTGCTTGCGATCTGAAGTGAAATATAGAGACACTACTGAAATGCGAGCAGACTTACACCTTGACTTAGAGGCAATGAAAATCCTAACACCAGAGTTAAAGCAATATGGAATTTATCAACACAACTGGCTTGAAGCAAAATATTTCCGCCTTAACATTAATAACAAGCCCACTATCGACTCGCTAAAGGTTGTATTATTACTTCTTAAAGATATCATAAGATTGGTTACCCTCCCGCCTGAAAACAATATTTCAGACAGTAAAGCTGCTCGCTACCTACTTCATGCATACCAGGGTGACCCAAAGAAGCACATAGCAAAAAAGAAAAACACCAAAAACAATATTCGGGGTTTCACAAGATCCTGGGCCACGAAAATGCAAAAGTCAGGTTCGCAGACTATAGAAACGCTACACTTGAAAGATGAAGTTAAGCAACTTGACAGTGTCACAGGGTCTGGATTGAGGTCTTTAGAATTTCAATTAGATATTATGAATTTCACATACGAACCAAAGGTAAATTCCGAAGAGGTATTTTCATTCTATCTGTCAAGGATAGATGATTTCAAAATCTCCGAAGATAGTGAATGGTACATGCGAAAGGACGGAAAAATCACTGAAAGCTCAGCGGGCGCAATGAAAAAAATAAATCAAGCTGTCATTACTGGGCTAATAACAAGCTGA